GGTGCATCCCTGTGCCTGTGGTGGCCTGTGGGTGCATCCCTGTGCCTGTGGTGGCCTGTGGTGCATCCCTGTGCCTGTGGTGGCCTGTGGGTGCATCCCTGTGCCTGTGGTGGCCTGTGGGTGCATCCCTGTGCCTGTGGTGGCCTGTGGGTGCATCCCTGTGCCTGTGGTGGCCTGTGGGTGCATCCCTGTGCCTGTGGTGGCCTGTGGTGCATCCCTGTGCCTGTGGTGGCCTGTGGTGCATCCCTGTGCCTGTGGTGGCCTGTGGGTGCATCCCTGTGCCTGTGATGGCCTGTGGTGCTTTTGCTATGGTGCAATAACAAAAGCAACAAACAAAACTACCTCTTACTCAAGCAAATAAACCGAGTGAGGTGAGGGAGGCCTCGCTAGTATCTCAAATTAAAGGGAGGGGGAGGGTGAGGGAGGAGGGCACTAGGTGGTGCAAACACTTGATTTTTGAAAAAAAAAGAAAAAACGATTTTAAGGCGATTTAAGGGCATCAAAAATTTGGGGTGGTATAGTTTATTGTTTTTGATATTAGATGCGCTTAGAAAGCACGCTAGACCCCTTAAATCAAGTTTTATGGTTGTTGGTATGGTTGTAGAATTGTTTATTTTATGATTTTGTGTAAATTTCGGCATTAAAATTTGTGTTATTTGTGATATTGTTATTAATTTTGCAAGAAAAAAGTGAAATAGGATGGCTGACATACAGATTTTAGGTTTCATAAGGAACGTGAAATATTTGCCTGATGGTTGTTTAGTGTTCATTGATGAATACAAGTCGGGGTATAGGCGCAATGATGGCACTGTTGTTGATGAAAAGTTTTTGTCATGGCGGTGTATATTTGCGAATTATTTCAAGAATTTCATAGCCAAGCATTTTGGCAATGGTATGTTGGTTCAGGTGAAGGGTGATGTTTTGCCTTATGCGATTGAGAAGGACAAGGTTATTGATGGTTACAGTGTAATGGGTCAAACAATCAACCGAGCTTCATATCCCAAGAGTGGTGCTAAGGCGGAGATAAAGGCGGTAAAGGATGGTGAGGAGTTTCTTTCCCGCAACAATGAGGTTCCTGATGTGGATGGTTACAACGAATCTGATTTTTAGTTTTTTTATTATCAACATAATAGTTTAATTTCAATTGCAATTGATTATGAGTAAGGAAATCGTTAAGGTTGATGGGAAAGATATTGTCGTTCCCAATCAAGAGGAGGAAAAGGTTGTTGTGACCAAGCATGATGAATTATCCAGTCGAAGTGTGTTGGAAAAGATGCGCAAGGCGGAGTTGGTTGATTTGGTCATTAGCACGGAGATGCGGTTAAACGAGCAGGTTGACACGGTTGCTTTGCGTGATGCCAAGATTGCTGGTCTTTTGTTTCGTATTGGCAAGTTAACCAAGGAGCGTGACAATTTGGATGAAAACGGCAAGAAGATGGTTGAAAGCATTGCCAAGATGCGTGGTGATTTAAACCAAACCAAGCAAGCGAGTGCTGCCAACAAGGTATTAGCTGACAATCTAAAGGCTGAGGTTGAGCGTTTAAAAAGTGTGATTAGTGGCATGGACAAGAATTTGGATGCCATCACTAAGGAGCGCAATGATTTGTTTGACAAGTTGCGTGCTATTGATGAGAGTAAAAAGGCTGGTTTTTGGCACAGGATTTTCGGTTAGTCTTATACCCTTTGTTTTAGTTTTGTTATTATAAATTCAAAGCCGCTTGCCCATCTCGGGTTTGCGGCTTTTTTCTAACTTGATTCAAAACCCCTTAAATCAGATTATAAGAAAGAAAAACATCCAAATTAATTATTATTATGGTAGTAAGAAATTGTTGTTAATTGGGAGGTTGCAGGTTATGCAATCGTATAGTGCCGAGCATATAGTTTGATGTTGGGTTGCGGTGTAACTTTATCGTTGTCGGCTCATACTTTTCCAAGCAAGCGCATTTCACTTCTTTGTTTGCGTATTCTGATTTCACCCAAAGTATGCCGCTTGTAAGGTAGTTGATGAAGGCATCGTGTTGTGTTGCCACGTCAATTGCTGCGGATGAGTTGGCATATTTTTGGTGTACGATGAAAGTGATTGAGATATCCGAGTTTTTGTGTATCACAACGGGTTGTTGTGTTTGTTCGTCAATCGTTGTGACCATAACGTCTTCGACCTCTGAATCAGTCCATTGTGCCGTATATACGTTTACTGGCTCGCCTTTGTCGAAAAACCCAGTTATTGCAAGCACACGGACACCATTGACAAGCGTTGTAACGTCTTGCCAATCTTCTTGTTCGCTTTTTCTAACGAAATAGGTGTTTCTTAGTTCGTTGTTGATTGGGTTGCTCATAATCTAAGTTGTTTTCTGTGTACTTTGATTTTGTTTGAAAGGCAATATTGCCCGATTTGCGTAACGCATTGGTCGCTGTATTCGTAAACCGTTGCTGAACACGTTTTATCGGCTTCTTCAAACACCACTTCCGATGTATCAAATAGGTAAATCCTTGCGTTGTTGAAGCCTTGCATGGAAAGGTGCAGTGTTGTATTGCAACCGACATAGAAAGTGACGCATCTTGAGGTTGGCATTTCGACAATTGGGTTGTCACACCACATAAAAGCGTTCACATCTGCTTGTTCGTTGATTGTGTCGTTAAAATCCACATACAATTGGTAGGTATAACAGCCTTTTACTCCATCGGCATCATAGATAATTTGCTTTCCGTTGATATAATCGTTGAAATTGTCAAGGATATACTTTTTTGATAGCCCTTCGCCATTCCAGCAATATGTCATTAGATGAGGGAGTGCTTGCTGGCTTAGTGCCAACGTGATAAGTTTGCGCTTATCCGTACCAGCGGCTTGCCAATACCCACGATATTCACTGCAGAGGCCATTGACAAGTGCCGATTTTCGGTATTTTATAAGTTCATCCATCGTTTTGTTTTTGCAAAGATAGTGATTATTTTTACTAATCGTCTATTTCTACTTGATAATTCATCAAAGCATTGTAAACTTTTTCAGCAATTTTTCCATTATTGAAATATTCGGTAGCAATTTCTTTGATAATTTCTTCTTTCTTTGCCTTGTATGCGTTAAATGCGTCAACAGCGTTGTCAAAACAACCAATATTTACACGTTCACCATTTTTTGAAGTATAAGCGAAATATTTTTGATTGTCCTTGCGAAAATGCACTCCTATTGGGCAATCACCACGCAACTTTTGTGTTTTTGTCAACAATGAATTGATTTCAATAGGCACAAAGCAGCAAGTTTGTGGGGAATAAAGTTTATTGCCTTTAACCAATATATCCTTGTCTAAGGCATATCCTTCAATGTAGTTCTCATCAAACCACTCTTTGAAATTTGAAAAACTTAGCCATTCTTCACAAACACAACAATCTTTGTATGTTTGATTTTTTTCTTTGAATTTTGTATCATAGCATCGTTTTAGCATTTGTTCCCAAGTGTGGTAAGATTGTATTTTGACTTTGTTGTACTTGATGTTGCCTTCATAATCATTCTTTCCTACACCACAAACTAATTTTGGTCTTTTTCGCACATTGCCAGTATTGCTTATTCTGCGTTTGATGTTTGCGCATATTGGGCAACCTTGACCGATTAAGTGATTCCACACTGATATATGAAACAAGCCATGTTCCTTGCAAATTACAGGGATTTTGGACTTGTTGTTTTTGTAGTTTACATCACTCACTTGACCATAGCAATACCTATCACCATGCACTTCACTAAATTCATACAATAATTGCACTAAAGATTTTTTCTTTGCCATATTGTCTATACTTTTTACGTCTATCAATTTGAAAGTGGAAAGGGCGATAGACTTACCCCTTGTCAATCGGTCATGACTCCGACCTATCCACTTTGCAAATTTACTAAACATTTTTGAATTACACAAATTTTTAGTTTGCTAATTCAACACGCACTGCTAAACCGTTCGCATTCGACCAGCCTTGCAATATAGATTGGATTGACATCTGAACTTGATAGGATTGTTGCAACTCGAAAAGAATCTGGGCATTGGTGGCTATTGTGATGTCACCTCCAAAGTTTACAAGTATATCCCTAATCTGAGTTAGTATGTCCGATTGGTAATATACTTGTTGAGATACAGAGTTCATGTACGCTTCAAGTGCTTCAGCTGTTGTTTCGCTAATATTAGTGATGCCTTGTTGTAGGGCGGAAAGGTCTGCTCTTCCTGCGTTTTGGCCAAAAGTTATACCAAAAGCATCCATGTATGCAAGGAAGTTATTCTTGAAATCTTCACGGCCTTGTTCAAAGAAATCACGCATACCAGCAATATCCTCTGGTGTAGGTGTGATTGCTGCGTTATAAGCCGCAAGAGCATCCTCGTATTTTTTCCTCCACATATCACGCAGTTGCAAATTTGTGTATGTGGGTGATTCTTCGGCAAGTTTTTCAAATCCTATAAGTTTATTTTCAGCTTCTGTTAAATCCTTTTCTGCTTGTTTTACCCTGTCGCTTTCTGCGACTTTAGCGTTTACTCTATCCCAAATGCTGTTAATCCAATCACCAACAAGCCTTGACACGATTGCTTTCATAATCATGTTGTCAACCATATCTTCAAAGGCATCCTCAAAGACTTTCATGTAATCCTCGCCTTCTTTGAAAGCGTTAATCATGTCCTTGACGAGTTGTTCGGCAAAGTCACCCTTTGATGAAATGCCAAGCAAGTCGTTAACGATGTCTTCGGTTGCGTTGTTGATTTCGTTTCTAAGGTCAGCGATTTGTCCTCTAAGGTCTTCGATTGCAGATTCGTCACGATATTTGCTTTTTCTTGAACGCTCAAGCATTAATTGACGTTCAAGTTCTGCAAGTTGCATTTGCTTATTAAGGATAAGTGCTTTTTTTGCGCCATATTGTTCTGCGCCATAAGCCTTATTTGCGGCATTTTCAAGCACATTGTATGCGTTTGCCAAGCGTTTAACCGCCACTTGGCTTTGTTCTATTGAGTGGTTGATTTCATCATTGCCGCTAACCCAATCTAGTATTTTAGGGATTAATGCGGTTACACCGCCAATGACTGCTCCCCACCAGCCTCCCATAGTTTTTGCGCCAGCTAGTGCAGAACCAACCACATCGACGACATCAGAAATGGCTTTAGCCACTTGTTTTAATTCGTGGTTGTTTGTTGAATCGGCAAAGTTCTTAAAAGTGTCGCTGAATTGCTTAAACAAGTCAACGTATGCTTGTACTTGTTCGATTTTCTTGATAAGAGGTATCTTACCTGCTTCCGATTTTTCCTCTTTCAATTTAGCGATTTTTTCAAGCAACTTATCCAAGATGTCTTGTTCTTCTTTTGTAATTACGATGCCTTCTTTTCTTTTATTTGATAAACCCATTGAATCAATTTGTCGTTGCAATTCGGCAATTTCGGCATCGTATTCTTCTGCTCTTTCTTTTGCTTCTTGTGCGGCAATAGAATATATCTTGAACGGGTTATCTTTCATTTGTTCCTTGCGAAGTTGTCTCAAAGCCTTGTTCAATTTCAAGATTTCCTTTGGTTCAAGGTCTTTTGCCTTCTTTTTGTATTCGGTTATACGCTTGATAAGCAATTCTATTGCCGAATCTGCAAGATTTGAAAGGTTTCCAGTGGCTGTAATCCAAGTAGCCGATTTTTGGAACTCATCAAAGTCCAACTTAGCGTATGCTTGAAGTTCTTTTTTGTTGATAGCATCAAAAATTTCCTTTCCTGCGTTGTGTTTTGTCGCAATAGCACGTTCACGTTCAGCTTCTTTTGCAATAGCCGAGCGTTTAGATTCATATTCAGCGTATTTTTCAAGCAATTTCTCCCATTCTTCGACAATTTGCTTTGTTTCTTCTTGTCGTGTGTTATTTACGGCTTGGCGCATATTATCTAATGCCTTAATTAGACCGCTATCCATTTCAGCACCGAATGTATTTACCCATTCATCGAAATTTGCTTTATTTAAGTTGTCGATAAGACTGAAGCCGACCTTACCTAAGGTTTGGTCAATCATTGCTTGCATCCTATTCAGCATACCTTGCCAATCCTTTGGCAATTCTTCGAGTTCTTCTTGTGATATGCCCAACAAATCGGCAAAAATTCCGCCTAATTCTGGATTTGCTTCAAGCTGTACGGAAAGTTCGTATTCTTCCTTGATTTTGTCAAGTTCGTTGTTCAAGCCTTTTGTGATAGCTTCAAGGTCGAATTTCTTTGCTTCTACCCGCAAATCACGGATTTTCAACTCTAATTCCTTGATTTCTTCGGGTTTTGCCTTTCCGCTTGCCACTAATTTGTCGAGTTGCTTTTGCAACATATCCATCAATTCACGGGGATTGTTCAAACCTGCGAATTTTTTGACGTCAAATTGCTCAAGACCCCATTTTTTGAATATCGCATTGATAGCATTTGCCGATTTTTCAAAGCCAGTAGTCGAAATTTCAAGTGCTTTTTGTCTAGATGCACCCGATTTTGTCAATGACTTGTATGCTGATTGCACTTTGTCAATGATTTGCAATTCTTCCTTTAACGCTTTAGCCAATTCGCTTTCTGCTTTGGCTTGAGCACTACGTGCTGCGGAATTTTTCTTATTGTTTAGCTTATTTTGCTTTTTAAGTGCATTTTCTTCAGCGTCCGTTAGCCCTTGTAACGAATGGATTTGGTCTGTAAGCGACTTGTTTTGTTGTTCAAGACCTTGTAAGTAGTAGTCGTTATACTTGATACTGCCTTTTTTTGCTCTGTTTACGGCATCAATCTCTTCTGCTACCTTTTTTTGGTCTTTTTTCAATTGAACAAGCAATTCATGCGTTGATTCTGCGTCTTTATAGTATTGTTCTGAAATACCTAAGTCCTTGAATGACTTTTGTAAGTCGGTTAATTGCCCAATGGTTTGAAAATATACGGGAATGTAAATTTTCCAAGTGTTTGCGTATTTTACATAGGTATATAAATCATCGAAAGAAGTGCCATACTCCTTTGAAAACGCTTGTGCTTGTTCTTTAATCCAACCGATATTTTTGTCATTCATCCATTTTCCTGCCGCAATTTCCTCTTTTGTTAAGTTTTGCAACATTTTAGTGGTTTCTGAACTCCTAGTGTCTGATAACCACTGGAAAAATGTTTCTTGAAGTGACTTATTGGTGTTAAATTCAAGTTGCAGTTGATGTAATTTTTGCTCTGTTGCTTTCCTAGCATCGCCAGTTTGCGTTTCTAACAATCTTTCATATATGGCTTTTGTTTCTTCGTAGTATTCGTGTTCCGCTTTTATGCGTAACACCTTTGTTTGCTCTGCCGTTAACTCCTGTTTTTCGGCAATTGATTGGATTGCTTGTTCAAAAGCCATGCGTTGTGCATCCATGCCAAGGTTTAATTCTTCCGAATTAAACGTCTTTGCCATAGATTCTGCAACTTTGGTAATTTCGCTATTTACTTCTTGAATGTCATACAAAACATTGCCGAGGCCTACTGCAATTGGTTGTTCGCTTAGCTTCTTTTCCGCTTCTGCTACGCTACCAAATTGACGCTCTAGTACCTCAAACGATTCTATATAGTCTTTAATATCGTCTTTAAGTCCTTCACCAAACATACCTTTCCATGTGGTGGTGGAAACCTTAATTGCATCTTCTTCTATCTTTTGCAACTTTCCTTCTGCGTCAGATAAGCTATCAACAAGGCCAAACCCAACTCTCAACCTTTCGTTTACATCTTCGATTGCTTCTAGTTTAGCGATAAAAGTATTTGCTGATGAAACACTTTCCTCTATCTTTGTCCGCATAGTCTCCCATGCCTTTTGTGCTTCGTCTTGCGGCAAGTCCCTTTTGCCGATTTCCACTGTCGGGTCTTTTACGTCATATTCGTATAGTGATTTTCGAACATTATCGTATTCGGTGGCAAATTTTTTAAGAGTATCAGCGGTTTCCTTTGCGCCTTCAATAATATCTTTATTGATTTCCTTTATTGCTGCATCTGCATTTTGTATTGCAAAAATGATTTCAAAAATAGCACCGATAAGCAACATCGGCCATGTTGCCATAAATATTGATTTCAATGCAGTACCAACACCCTTTAACCCTGCGACAAATAAATTCCATGCAAGAGTCCATTTCTTTGTTTGTAGAGCTGCAACTTTTTGTTCTTCGGTTAACAACCCCATGTTAATAAGAGCCTTGTGTAATTCCACGTTTGTTTTGTTCATGGTTACAAGCCTCATCGCTTGGTTTGTTGTTAGGTTTTTTTCGACTAGTGCTAATTCATAATCTGCCGCAATCCATGCTTTTTTGCTTGCCAATGTTACTTTTGCAGTAACATATTCTGCGCTCTCTGCTCCTGTTAATGCTCTTGTTGCTTTAATTCGTTCATATTTTGCTACTATTGCACGATTTTCCGCTTTAACCATATAGTCTAGTTGTGTCGCAGAAACACCTACAAGTCGATTTATTACAAATTGGATGGCTTTATATGAACCTAGTGCGATAACTGTGGATTTTATCACATCACTTATGCCTTGCCATCCTTCAAAGAATGCTTTCAAACCAGTGATAGGCAAAGATAATAGCTTTTGGTTTGATTCGCCAATCGAATTGAGCATATTATTCCAAGCAAGATTCAAGTTCGCTAATTGCACTTTCAAAGTACCTGCTTGCTTTGCTTGAAAATCAAAGAACTTGCCGCCTTCGTCAGTCATTTCGTTCAAAACCGACATAACATCATTGTATGAAACGGCTTTCTTTTTCATGCGGTCAAACACATCGCCAGTACTTACAACTCGTCCTTCGAGTTTCGTGTACATATCTGCTAGCGATGAAACGATAGGAAGACCTGCGTTTGCAAAGTCACGAGCATCACGGGAGGTTAGTACGGTTTGCGCCCTAATTTGACCCAAGTTATATACAAGACGTTCCATAGGTACACCAACTGCGGCTGCAATATCAGCCATTCGTTTAGTGGTGTTTACAACTTCGTTTGCCTTAAAGTTGTATGCAGTCAATTGCTTTGCGGCAGTACCGAGTTCAATCAACGTAAAAGGTGACTTAATAGCCATAGCGTTTAACTCTTGAAAAACTTGGCTACCCCTTTGAAAACTATTCAAAAGCACACCTAATGACCTTTCAAGCAATTCGTATTGACCACGAACTTCGTATAATTGCCTTACAAATCCAGTGAATGCACCAACAGTAAGCATAAAAGCCAACCTATTTTTGATGTAGTTAAATGCCCTGCCCAACGAATTGTTTGATTCGATTAGTCTAGCATTCTTGCCTAAAATTTCACTTTGCGTTTTTGACAAACGAGCATATTCTGCATTTAAGCGGCTTATCTCGGTGCTATTTGTCGGCAAAGTATTGCGTAAGTCATTAATTGCCTTCATCTTAGCTGAAATATCATTCAATGTGCGCTCTGACATACCAAGAACACCATTTGTTGTCGTTGGAATAGCCGCTTTTGCCCTTAGTTTGGTAAGCTGTTGTTCTGTTTTTGCTATTGCAGCGTTTATGCGATTAATATCAGATTCTCGCAAAAGATTAAATGATTGTGGCACTTCAATCAATTTCTTTAAGCGGCTTAATCGCCTTTCAGCTTCACTGATTGTGTCCATAGGCAAAGATGTGGCATTTCGCATAGCTTGCCCAATACTTTGCTTATGTGACCTTAATTGTTCTTCGTTTAGCTTTTGTTGACCCTTTGTCACTTCTTTTAGTTGAAGCTTTAACCTTTCAATTATATTGTTGATTTCCTTCAACTCATTTTCGTATATGTTTGCTTGGTTTTGTAGAACTTCCCAAGACCTTATTGATTCCTTTAGCGCACCAACAGTATCTTCTCCATATCCACCACCGCTAGAGCCGCTACGTCCTCCAGTACCACCACCAGTTGGTGTTGAGCTTGCCGCTCTAGCAGCACGTTCCATAGCAGTAGCAAAGTCTTGGAATGTTGTTCCCATAGCGGCAAATGACTGTTGTATGTCAGTAACACGGGTTCGTGCATCTTGTGCAAACCTATTTAGCGCATTTTGCATTCTGCCTATGTTTGTTTCAAATTGGGTAGCTGCATTGCTAAGTTTGGTGTCAACTTCGCTTACCAATTTGTTTATCGCACGGTCTAACGCAGAGGTGTCTAGACCAGCTGATATAATTACAGCTTCTGGCATATCTTATTTTCTTTTTTTAGTTCGTTTTTATATATTGTTGTTGTTATATTCGTTGTCAAAATTACACCACTAAGGTTTCGCCACTACCTAATTTGAATTGCTTGAAGAAATCCTCGTTTTTCTTTTGTGCCTCCAATTCTTCCTTGTACTTGCCCCAAGTAACCTTATCACTACCCCTCAAGTATTTAGTATGCGTGTTATCAATTGCCATGAATTGTATTTGTGCGCAACTTAGCTTGAATAAGTAGTCGTTTAAGGTGTATTGCGGGAAAGCCCTTATGAAGTCTGCTGCGTCCGCAATGACAGTGCTTCCATAAACTGTGAGGCTGTCTCCGTTGACTTCTTCTTCCTCATCAGCAGAGAATCCGTAAGCATATTCACCGATTTTCTGAGCAAAAAAAAACCCGACAAGTCTATACTTTTGATTGCGCCAAGAATGATTGCCGCCCATTGGCCAGTGTCGAAAGTACTGTTCATCACTTTCATCTTCATGGTTTCAATCAGCTTGTCATTCCTTGTCATGGTTTCATTAACATTGTTGTAGCTTTTCACATCGTCAGGCGTAAACAAGTGGTTGCACAACACGATTGCCATGATTTCACACATGGAATCTAAGTCAGTGCAAAGTGCGGTGACTAGTTTGTTATCATCGTCAAGAGTTTCATCGGCTTGTTTCATGTTTAGAGCCAACTTGCAGATGCGGAACACGGAATAGTACCGCATATTCTTGACCATGTATTCCTTTTCCCCTAATTTTACCAATGAGGGGCAGTCGTTGATGATTTCCACTATATTCAACTTTACGTCAATAGGGAAATCTTGCTCGTGTTGTAAATTTGTGTCGTTGTTTTCGTTCATCGTGTGGTTGTTGTTTAGAATACCCCTAAAAGGGCTATAAATGCGTTGTGTTGCGTTTTCGTTAAAATGAAAGGGTGCAATCAAGGGTGAACCCCTCAACGCACCCTAACACGTTTTTACGAAAACAGGACTTTGTTGTTTTATGAGCCAAATATGTTAGCGTTGCTATCCATTATGTTGGCAATCGGTTTTTTTACGAATTTCCTGTTGATTGGTCGGGGCCGACAATAGCGTAAGTGCGATACTTCTTTTCGCCGTTATCGGTGTACTCGTGCATCAAAGAAGTGATAGTGCAAGCGTAGTTCAGCGCACCATCCTCATCTTTCTTCAAAGTGCCTACCAACTGACCCTTGTAGATAATCAGTGAATGGAAACCAACACCGAAGTCAAGTTTCCACTCTTTCTCTACTGATGAAATCTGGGTGGGTGCTTCGTAGGTGTTGCTTGTTACTTTGCCGCCAAACAAGTCCTCTAACTCATCCAAGTCGTAGTTAGCCAACTCAAAGTTGATGGTTACGGGATTACCCGTGTATTCAATGTAGAAAGGTGAGTCAGAAAACTCTGCATCAATACTAGTGCTTTCGGGCTCATCCTGCGTGATGGTCAGACCTTTCAATACACCAGCGACATCGGTATAATTACCAGAATTTGCGCCAACTGCACGATAGCCGAGCATCTTCGCTTTCAAAGTGGTTGTTGCCATAGTTGTTTAATCTAAATTTAGAAATTATACTTATTGTTAATTAACTGTTTGTTATATACACTAAAAATGATTTGATAAAAGTAAGGTAGAAATTGTTCGCATTTGTTTGTTCGCTTGCGTCCATTGATAACAAGCTGTTTTCCATCACATGATATTTTGCATTGCTTGCGTTTTCTATCACGTTGAGGATGCCGTTTTCAAAATGGTTGTACTTATCAAAGTCAAGCCGCCCACGATTTCTCGTAGGAACATAAGCTGTCACATAAACCCTTGCCCATCCATAGGCATCAGTACCGAACTCACTATCATTGTTCACATCGCCAATGCGAATGACGATAAAACCGTCTTTCTCATCGCTTGGTGTCAACTCTTGTGGTTCTTCTATTTCATACACATTCGTTGTTACTACATCGTAGAACAAGCTGCGTAAGTATTCATATAACCTTATTCTTGACTTGTCGAACATATTATAATGTTAACTTTAGTATGTTGGTATTTCAATTAGGAACTGCACCCTGCCTTGTGGTTCAAACTCTTGCTTGATGTGGTCGTAGCGTTCAGCCATTGTTGTAAACTGCACCCTTTGCTTTAGGAATACGTTGTAATGACCATATTCCCAATAAGCATAGTATGGTGCTGTTGCTGCCCAAACCACTTCCCAACCTCGCATTTGTTTCGGTTGGTATTGGCTTAGAAATAATTGAGCCAAATACCTGCCGTTAACCGCTTCTTTGGGTGGCATAGGTGAAATGGCATGAAGATATGAATCATAGGTAGCCTCTGGCATTTGGCGGTAATAACCGCTTCTAATCAACCTACCTTTTTGCCATACACCCCAACAAAGGCTATCAAGCAAGTTGCCAGTGTCTTCCATCATCATCTTGTCACCAATCTTGATGATTTCTTCACGGGCATAGGCAATCAATATGCGGGTCTGTTCTTTGTCCAATTCCCGCTTTTGAGCCATAAGTTTCTTGCGGAACTCGTTTGGTTTGAACTTTAGCCTTGTTGCCATTAATTACCAAGTGTTTCTAGCCGCATAAATGCTTACACCACCAATTTGTGATGGGTCTGCATTGTCAACAACTAGGTCAAAAGTCTCACCATAACGTGTCAAAGTAATCTTGTCACCTTTCAGTGGCACAATCCATTCATCGTTTTCATTTTTAGTTAAAGGGATGCTAATGATGTACGATGCCGTTTGTAGGGTTCTACCCTCTTCGTCAGTTACCATGTGTTCATCCATGACACCTTCGTAGATGATTACCTCGTAATCTGCGGTTTCACCCTCAATAACACGCTTAATCGTGCCATAGTAAGGATATTCAAGTATTTCGCCACGTTTCATCGTCAAACACGAACAAATCTACAATTACTATAAATGTGTGACATCTTCAATCGGGATGAAATAAATCTTCTTTTTCACGCTTTCAAGGATGTCAGCCTTTTCATCTTCGTATAACTTGTAAATCTTAATTGCGTAAGTGATTTTATCGTCTTGATAGTAATCGGTTTCTGCCCCAATTGTTTTTTGGTATCCGTTGTGTGCTTGTTGCAAAGACGATGTACTTGAAGGACTTAATAGTACGGCAGTGAATATGATGTCAGCAATCATCAATTGACGTTGCCTTTCGGTAACACCGCCACCATAAACATCGTCTTCGGGTTCACAACCCCTATCGTATGCGATTTTGCGGAATGTTTCTTCCTCAAACGTATATCGTGTTGATGCTTTAAGCCATTCAAGTACTGTCATCTATGCGTGGGAATTATGATAAAAACAAAACGAGAAAATCATCATGCAATATAGATTAAGCGTCTGCGGTTGAGATGTCAACGCAAACGTGATACGGAGCCTCGGTCAATACTGTAGCGTAGCGACCAATAACATCGGTGTGGTACGACTTCAACATTCCGTTGGGAACGACCTTGTTGATAACGTAAACCAAGTTGTTCCACTTAGCCATTGACCAATCAATGTTCTTGTTTACTTCGCCACTGCGCATCAACTCAACATCGGCAGTAGATGCATGAACAACAACACCTGCATAGCCGAGGGGACGCAATACAACAGTATTGGGTTTCCAACCCTTGACGGTGCTATAAGTGGTGATGTTCTGAACGGTCTGCTGCTCACGCACGACACGGATAGGAGAAATCTTGGAAATAGTTGAGCGGCTATAAGCTACCAACTGGTCAAGAGTGATAACCGTAGTGTCGAGGTTAGAAGAACCGCTAGTGATAACGACAACCTTATCAGGAGCCTCAAGGCGGATGTAGCGATTTACCTCTGCAATAAATGCAGCGTTCTTCAACAGGATGGTAGTTACAATGTCGTAGGGGATATCCCACTCAAATGCCATGCTACCATCAAGTTTGTTCTCCTCCCTAAAGTCTTCCTCAATCTTACGCATCTGCTCGGGGATATCTGCACTTGCGTTAGACCAAACATAAGTACCTGCGGTCTTGAAGTTTGCAAGAGGGATATAAGCGGGCTGGTCGGGATGCACACCGCTAAAGCCATTGGTGTACACGGTGTTGCCGTTTCCGTCAGTGTACCTATAGCTATAAGCACCACCATATGAAAGGGTCATAGCAGCCATGTTAGAAAGGCGCAGGTTGTGGGTCTTGATAAGGTCACGGAGGCCACGCTGAAGACCGAGAACAACGTCACGGTCAGCAGGAGCCATTTCATTCAATCGTGCGATAAGTTCCAACTTAGACATCGAGGTGTCGAACAAGCCCTTACCATACTGGTAGATAGAGCCAGTCTTTTCCTCGAAACCTTCGGGTTCAAGCTGCATGGTTTCCGACAGAGGTGCCATAGGGTCAGCCATAGGAACAATGCGACGATTGCGCTGACGAACAGTCCAAGCAGGATTTTTCTTGGTGTCAGCCATATCAATCTTATACTCGTTACCCTCTACATAGAAATGCTCAGTCCAAAAGTTAGAGTTTTCATCCAACTCAATGGTATCAACGAGGGTTTGGAGCAAACCCGTACTATCGGAATCAAACAAGCGGTTATACAGCTTGTCGATTGCCTCTTCGGGTCGCCAAAAATTCTTATAAGCGTTTGCCATATCTTAAAATTGTTCTTTTTTTAAGGTGATTAAATCCAAAAGATGCCTTCGATAAGTGACTTATTCTTAGCAAGGACATACTTGGGCAGCGGTTGAGTGCGCTGAATCCAAATCTGCTTGTCGTACACACCAGATGCGGCATACTTGGCATTGTTAAAGCCAAATGAGCCATCGGTAGGAAGCATCTCGCGGTTAGCCTCGTTGAACACGTTGGGGTTCTTAACAAGAACCTTTGCCGTTGCCGACTTAGACTTGCCCTCTGCTTCAACAAGGATGTCGTTTGCAGAAAGAGTAAGTGCTTGGTCAAGCGTTACCACGAACCTGTTGTTTACTGAATCAAACTGGACATCAGTTACCTTTGCAGATTGACCAGTGTATTCGGCTGTGGTGCTAGTGATTGCACCAGTGCTTGTGTTTGCGGTGCTTGTGGTTACATAGATTGCATCGGGTGCTTTCATAAGCACCTGCCCAACCTCGGGTACATCAGAATAGCCATCACCATTTACATAAACGGTGGTATCATTCGACACGTTGTTGGTTACAAGGAAAGAGCGGAAGATAAGCATACCGACTCCAGGCTTGTACTCCATCAACTGACCTGCCCAAAGATAACCAAGACCCTTATTGGGGTTAAGGATGTCACCACCGAGCAGTACGTTTCGCCTGTCCTCGCCATTGCTATCCTTTACCCAAATCCAGCGACCGTCACCACGAACTTTCTTGGTGCGTTCAAAGAAATACGCTAAATTTGTTACCATAAAAGTGTTGTTTGTTTAATGTTTATTAAATTTATATTTTCTTTGTTTTTTAAGCCTTTAGCTTTGGCAAGGAGCGCAGTGATTCGATTTCATTTGTAGTTGTCTGCTTCGGTTTCAAAGGCTTTGTATCGCCAATTGCGACCTTAAAGATAGCTTGAAATCGTTGTGTCAATTTCTTTGCTTGCCCCTCGCTCGATTCGTTAGTATCAACCGCAAAATCGCTGGCATATTCTTCCAACGAACTATGCAAATCCTCTCTAACGCTTTTTTTTGCCAATGCCAATATCTCGTTGAATTTTTCTTTTCGTTTTGCATCGCTTTCAAATTGTTCAAGACGTGCTAATTTTTCTTTCAACTCTTCGGAAATTTCCATTTGTTGTTTAGTGGCTTCTTCCGATTGCTTGGCTTTGGAAACCTTCTTGTTTAATTTCTCGATTTGGGCTTTCAAATCATCAACCTCTGCTTGGTGCGCCTTTTGCTTGTCGGTCAACCCTCGTGATGTAGCACTGAATGCCGTGTTTAGGTTAAACTTCAAATCATCAAGCACATTTTCGTCGTTGATGTCGGCTTCTTCGCCATGTTTCTTCAAAAAGAAATCGGCAAATTTGTCCTTGAACTCGCCCGTTAATGTTTCCTCGCTGTAGCTTTTCTCGTTACAGTATTCATTTGCTTTCTGCAAAATTTCTTCTTTGTTCATAGTTTTCTACTATTAATTAAACAATTAGTGTATGCAAAATTACAAAGCACTAGTTGTAGTTTCAAATGCTTATTTTGTTTTTTACTTAATAATGTGAGAAATCAATGTAAAAAACAATAAAATGGTGACTTAATATATAACAAGTTAGTAATTTTGTGTTGTAATATGGGCAAAAAGAAAAAAGACATAGTGTTATCACCACTAGAGGATGGCAATCAAAAGTTTGCCATCCGTTCTAATGCCGACATCGTTTGCTTTACTGGCAATACTGGTGGCGGCAAAAGCTATGCCTTATACTATGCACCCATAGAGTACCTTGCCATGAATGACAATGCCAAAATCGTTTGCTTTATGCGTAACGTGAGCGATTTTTGGGGTGCTGGCAAGGTAAATGACACGTTGAAAAAGATGTACCCGTTGATTGACCGAAGTGTCAAGAAACAACCGCATGACCCGATTGGTGAGATTATCCGCAACCAAACCGACATGGGCATGAAATTGTACAACGGCAGTGAAATCAAGTTTCAACAGCTTGACAATGAGAACCCGATTGTGATTGATAAAATCGCAAAGGGTCTGCAAGCGAAAAAGTTGATTTTTGATGAGTGCAACAAGTTTGAATGGCGCACAATTACTGCGTTTTTTCCTCGTCTTCGTTCTGATAGTTCGGGCAAGGCTCAAATTTTCCTTGCCCAAAACCCTGAACGTGAATGTTTCTTGCGCAAGTTGTGCGGCAAGGGCGAACACGGAGGAGGTTGGATTAACGATGATGGAAGCGTTGACAAGTCTATGGATGGTGTGGTAATGTTTTTCCACATGGTTGAGGGTAGCACCGACAAGGCTTATTTTGGTAGGACAAAGCGTGAAGTGTACGAAAAATGCAAGGAACACATTGACGCTTTGATTGCCGTTGACCCCGATATGTCGTATGAGGATTTCATCTTGTCTATGGTATTCTACACGTTTGACGTAAGGGATAACAAGAAGATGCTTTCCAAGAACAAATCCTATCGTGGTCTTGCAGCAAATTCATCTACCGCAAAATCATCGTATGCCGCCAATTGGAACTATTCGTTAACCGATGAACAAACGGATATTGACGAGTTGTCAAACGTACAATTGACAACAACCGACATTGAACGTATGTTCAGACCTATTGATATTCCGCAAACAAGCGAACTAATGAGGCGGTTAATGACTGTTGACATGGCTACTACTGGTTTTGATAACTTGGTGATGAAATATTGGGAATTGTGGTCTGGTTTTGGTTGGATTTGCCGTGACATTGATTTTTGCGAAAAGAACACCCCGCGTGAGGCTGTTATACGCATAAACCAGTTTCGTGACAAGCATGATTTGGTTGAAAAGAACTCAATGATTCTTGATGTTCAAGGTTTCGGCTTTTTGCGTGATTGTTACCCACGACAAATCTACTTTTCGGGTGCTTCCCAACCGTCACAAAGAGGCAAGACGTTATACACGGCTTTCAAAGACGAATCAGCTCACTTGGCAATGGAAATGATTACTGCTGGGCTGATACATTACGAACCTCGTCTTGCCAATATGCGCTACACGCACCAAAACATGAAACGGATTGGTGCGACTACTATATTGCGGCATTTGAAATTTGAGAGCGTTATTTTCCAATTCCACCGCACACCTAATGGCCGTTTGGTTGTGTTGGAGAAAGAAAAGCAAAAGACGTTCTTGAAAGGAATGTCGCCCGACCTTACCGATAACATCATCATGCTATGCGGAGGCACTTGTTATGATTGCTACCGCATATTGCGTGATGATGCAGGTATGTCGAAAAAACGCATGGAGGATAACGATATGTTGTCTTTTCTTGGTGCAGATATGCCCAATCAAATTGGCGATGGGATAAGGACAAGAAAGCGGATTAGGAACGCTGATGAAATTTTGGAAGTATTAAGCATGATTTAGTAAAATGATAGAGCAGCACAACATAAAGTGGTATCTTGAAGACCCTACTAGGTTTATCCTTATGAAGCCTTTTACCCGTGGAGGTAAGTTAGGTGGTCATGGGTATGAAAGAACCGAGATATTGAACAACACGATGATGGAAACGGGTTTTGCGAACTTGAAGTTAAATCCAATTTCGCAAGACCTGTACTTGACCGAGTACAATCCCGATTTGCACCACATTATCTTGAATCAAGCTATTCCTCACATCAAAATCGTCATTGATGGCATAGCATTGCCATCAAATATGATGGAACTCACCCAAACCGCCTCTTTCCAAAAGCTGATTCATGCCGCCCATGTGCGCAACCTTACCGCCAATCCATTGGACTTTTCCTTGTGCAATGAAACTCCCGATAAGGGCGAGTTGGACTTGTTTAGCAAGGCAAAGCAAGAATGGGCATGGAGGGATAGAGAATGGGATAAGTACGAAGCTATCAGTACTTGTAAGAAAGTTGGCAACTGTGGTGTCTTGTTTTCCTTTGATGGCAATGAATACCAAGTTACCAACTATTCCTACGAGGATGGCTACCAAATCGTTCCCAATTACAACGAGTATGGGATTGAAATTGCTAGGTCTTTGGTGTACCAAATTGACAATGAGATAATTGTTGATGCCTATGATGCCAAAAAGCATTATAGGTGCGTACACACCGAAAATGGTTGGAACATTAGCGAAGAAGTACATGGTTATCCTATCTGCCCATTGCTGCACAAGCGTGGTAAACCTGCTTGGGAATATGCCGAAAGTAGCATTGAAATGTGGGAGTTGATGGCGAACATTCAAGCAATTGCTTTGAAGCGTTTTGGTACTTTCGCATTGGTGTTTATCGGTGAAATGGATAGGGATAGCTTTAAGCGTGACAGTTCCACCTTGATTGTCAACCTTTCAAGTGATTCGACTGGCGGCAAGCAAGATGCAAAGGTGTTGGAGTTCCCTGAGCCTCAAACTATGGATGGGTACTTAAAAACGCTAGAGGAAAAGATTTCCTTGTTCAGTTCAACATCTTTCATTACACCAAAAGATATCACAACAAGCAATAGTGGTGGTAATGGTATCGCTTTGGCTATGTCAAATGACTACTCATTAGCCACCCAATCCGCTCTCGATTGGCAACCTTTTGCTAGTCAAATGTTTAGGTTACACCTTGCTGGCCTTGACCTAGAGGGCAACAACACGCAAAAGTATTCGAGTTTGCGAGTTAAGGCTAGGATTATACCTTGGTCTTTGGAAACGAACAACACTAAGATTACCAACTTGGCAATGGAAGCACCTTACTTGTCAACACAAACAGTTGTCGAAAGGTGTCCCGATGCCGCACCCGATGAGGTTCAAAGGATTTTGGCTGAAAGGGGCTCGTTGGTTGAACGTGGTTCACAACTTATCCAAGACACGGCAGACAAGGCGCATAACATTGCAACCAACCGAAGCAATGAAATTGTTGACAACATGACTAAGGTTGTTGACGTTGAAGCTGCAAAAGTAAATTCATAAGCGTATGATGAACGGGCTAAACATAGACTTCCCAATTTACTACGATGATGGGAATGGTATAAGGACATCATTTCACGGCATGGTGTTAAAGAAAGCCGTTGTTGATGGTGTTGTTATGTCTTTGTCAGACAAGATTACTGGTGATGTCGTGTATAATGGTAGCGACTTGCAATTCACAATGCAAGAGTATGTGTTGTATAACGATGTCAAGTATTCTTTGGTTAACCCGCCTACTGTAGTAAGGGAGGGTCTTGTTGCCGACAATAGCGACTTAAAGGGTGCTACAAGATACTCGTTTGAGTTTTATCACCCTATGTATATGTTGTCGAATTTTCCGTTTACTGATGTTGCGGTTAGTTTTGATGAAATACGCTACAAGTCACATGACAAGTCTTTCAGTTGGATTGGCAAGCCATTGGACTATGTAAACAAGTTAAACAAGAACTTAGAGGGTACTGAATTTGTTGTTGTGCTTAGTTCAAGCGTTTCTCAAGGCATAATAGATACCTTGAGTGATGTGTTGACATTTGATAACTCAACTATTGCTGATGCCTTAAAGACTGGATATGATACTTGGGGTTTGCCTTATGTGGTTGACAAGTTGGAAGAAAGTCAATACTTCTTTACTGATGCAAACAACAACAATGTTGACTATTATTCAATCGAAGGTGGTAAAAAGAGATTTGTGATTATATTTGGCTTACCTGCCAATGAGATATATGAAAATGAAACTCAAAAGTTGCTTGGTAATCCGTTTGTGTTCCAATTCGGTCAAGGTGTAGGCTTAAAGAACAACTCTCGCACACCTAGAAACAACAAGATTGTGACTAGGATTGCTGGCTATGGTAGTGAAACGAACATACCTTATGGCTATCCTCAAATACGTTGGTATGGAGACCCTGATGCTACTTGCACAATCGGAGATAGCGTTGGAATACAAGAAAACGTCACAATAAATGGTGTGTTCTATGAGAGGATAATGTCTTATCCAATATACATGGGTATTGTTGGTGGTGAGTATGTTAAACTGATTAAGCATCCTTTCACTAGGTCACACCTAATGCCATCTGTATATGCCAATTCTATTTTCAACAAGGTTAGTCAATACAAGGTTGATGAAAACGAGAATGTTATATTCAACCCAGACTTTATGCCAGATGTTGAGATAGTTGACTACTACGATGCTGTTGGTAGTGATTACCCAAATAACATCAACTTATCAGCACCATCGTATGAAATCCATGAGTTTGAGGAAATTAAACCCGAATTGGGTGAGGCAAATATTCTTGGTGCAAATCCAATCAATGCCGATTTGACTGATGCTGATGGATGGGATGATACGATGGATGATGATGGCAACTACCTGCAAAGCTATTTCAAGATAACTTTGCCTGAATTATCGTTTGACATCTATGCTTGTGCCGCTATTACTGAGGAAATGAAAATCAATATGCGCAGTGGTGCTTGTATTGGTTGCACTTTCACAGTTCAAGTTGATTGGGAAGACTATAAGCGCAATTTCTATGATAGTGACATGAACTTTGCGCCTAATGGTAGCCAGCGTGACTTGACACGCTATCCTAATAGCAAAGATGGCAGTATTTCGGTAATCGTTCAAAAGGACATCAATACGTTTGGAACATTGATGCCTAATATTTACCAAAATCCTGCCGCTGGTGATGCTTTCGTGGTGTTGGGTATATCATTACCCCTTGAATACATTACGGATGCGCAGGAACGCTTAGATGCGGCTATGAAATCGTATATGTTGGAGAACAACGTGTACTATTTCGATTATCCTTTGAAGTTTGACGAACATTTCCTTGCCAATAGGACTTACATACTCAACCAAATACGGCCTAACTCAATCATTAGGTTTAGGTACAATAACGAAATATTGGAGTTGTTCGTTAAGCAATTGACCATAAAGTACAACGAAAGCGTATTACCTCAATACGACATCACGTTGACTGATAATGTTGAGATTGTGCTTAATCAAATTGGTCAAGTTGCTGACGATGTTGAAAAGCTAGGCACATTGATTGCTATGTTGCGCCAAAACTTTGGCAACAATGTAATCTATGAATTAGCCAAGAAATTATCAAAGGTTTCTGACGATGCCGCTGCTGGCCACATCACTTTCACGAAAGGCACAACAATTAGTGATGATGGTTTCACTAGCGGTTGGTTGGTTGGTAATGGCGCAAGAATTGACAAGGATGGTAATGCAGAGTTTGAGAACGTGCGTGTGCGTGGTTCTATGACCGCAAGCGAAATCGTGTTCAACTTGATTGATGCCGAAGAGGGTGAATCTATACGCTCTATAGGTCATGGCATTATTGACACTGTTGAAATGATTGATGCAACACATGGAACGGCTACATTGCGCATGGATGAGGACGAATATGCCACTATTGACGAAAACGACATTTGCCGAGGTATGTATAACATCCTTTCTAGGGATGGTTATGCAAACCAAGAGGAAGGCGATGATTACAATGGTTTCCGCAATCAAGTAGGCTTCTTTTCATCATATTTCACTATTGACGATGATAGCGTGGTTAAGTCAAAAGGCAGTTGCACGTTTAATTTCACCTTGCAAACTGTTGACAAGAATGGCAGCCCTGTTATAAACTACCCACCTTGCGAGGGTATGAAATTTGTTGCTTACGGCAATACAGTAAACACGTCAAGACAATCTTGTATGTACACAAGTGCCGTAGGTCAAGCACCGAAACGACTTTACCTTGCAGGCATTGACCACTATTGGATTGAGCCTAGAAACGTAAAAATAGCACAAGGTTACATTGATGGTGTTAGAGTGACCGAAGTTATCACCCAATCGGAATATATCTCATATTACGCTCAAGACCCGTCTAGTGTGTTTACATCAAACGGCAAGTACTACCACTATAAGACGTTGCATGGTGACGCTGGTTTCTATTGCGAGGATAACATCTATTTTGGTGGTATTCTTAACCAATTCACTGCTGCTGATTGGGATGCTATCCGTGACGAACTTGGTCAAGGCATACACGCACAATTATTGCGTGGCAGCGACAATATCATTGTTGACGCATTAGGCAATGTGGTGGGAGGTTTGTATGTGCAAGATGGTAATATTACCACTTACAAGTTACATACTGGTGTTATCGTGTATGATAGCGGCAAGGATAGGTATTTGGATGTTGCTTCAAACAACTCTGAAATAGGCGAAAATGAGTTTGGCTTATATGTTACCGCAAATGGTTGTGGTGTTTTGCGTGATGGCGCAGATGTTTATATTACATCAATCGCAAACACGGCAAATGGGAACACACCATTAACGGATGGTGAATTAGAGTTAATGCGCAATACGGATGAAATCACGGTTGACTTCATCGTTGTTACCGCAAATGGATGGCGCACACAAATGACCTATCCTGTCAAGATTACCCACCTTGATACTTCGTACATCACGTTTGATTTGACTAACGAGATGGACACATTTGCATACCGAACCCAAACCAAGCGTTATGATGGTCTGCCCTTGTCAACATCAATTAAGGGGTATGTAAATGGCGAAGAAGCAGACATTGTTTCATTGTACGCTACTAGCGATTTTTGGGGTGGAAGTACAATTGTGCTTGATGATGTGCATCCTAATGTAATCAAGTATTATGGAGGCACTAATAATGATAACTATGGCATAAAGGCAACAATCACAAGAAACGGCACGTTAACATTAAGCCATACAAGTTCGTTAAATGACGAGGTTGACATTCCAGATGCAAAGCATGAATTTACGCTATCTTGCGTAGTCAAGTATGCTGGTGTAAACTACACAAGCCCTGCCTACAAATTCATCGTAACCGAAACTACTGATGCGACATTATACAAGTTGTTGCTTTCGGCAAATTCGGTTTTAAAAGACGAAGGCACTTACACACCATCTACAATTGATGTGCAAGTACAAGTGTATAGCGATAGCGGGATGAGTGTGTTTACACCAAATGCGTCAACTGGTCATGTGGTTGGAAATATCTATGTCAAGTACATCAATGGCACTTACGACCCTTCGGTTAGTGCATCGACATTGATTTCAAGCTGGAGTGCAACAATGCCTAGTAGCTTTGATGCTATACCTACTTGTTTGACGATTCTTGTCGTTGACCTTTCTAACCAATCATCGCCAGTAGTGCTTGACGTTGAAAGTGTTCCAATGACTGCAAAGGGTAGGGATGGTGCAGGTCAGCCGTGGATAAAGGTTAGCCCTGACAAGATTATCATAGATTGCAATAGTCAAGGCGAAATCAAATCCACTAAGCCATTTACTGTTTCCGCACAACTTTATTGGGGTGACAATCTTTGCACTTTGAATACAGCTAATTGTGGTATATCATTACCATCTGATACGTCAACTGACCCTGATTCATTTGCTAATAACAACAAAGAAGCAAGACGTTCATATACGTTTACGCAAGGCGATACGTTGGAAAGCACTTACATTAATGTGCATCTTGAAGGAACGTATTATGATGGCACTACCACTACTACGCATACGGCAGACACATCTATTGTTGTTCAAGCCAATACGCAAGGTACGCAAGGTGCGCAAGGTGCTTCTGGTGCTGCAATCGTATTTGCTGGTGCTTGGGATAGTGAAACCTATTATGTATGGAATAACAATATCCGTAACGCAGTAAAGCATAATGGCTCATACTGGTTTGTAAACAAGCGCACAAATGGCGAAGATTTGTTAGGCATAGAGCCAACATCAGAACACACCGAGGAATGGTTAGATGTTGGCGCATTAAACTTTGTTGCTACCGAATTGCTACTTGCAGAAAATGGTACAATCAACTTGTTCTCAAGTAACATCATCAACTTGTTTAATGGCTCTACTAAGGTAGCTACTATTAATGGTGATGGCTATGGCTCGTATTGCACCTATTATGAAAGTGGTAACAAGCGAATGGAACTTAGCTATAGTGGCTACTGGTACTACTACAATGACAATGCAGAAAATACTTGGAATTGGAGGATTGGTCATGGTGGTGATATAAACAAAAGCAGGAGTGATGATTGGTTGCCTTATTGGTTATGCAATGTTGGCAATGGTGGCATTGAACCACCCAGCAATAGCTTAACAAACTTCAGAAACGATACAACTTATAATAGGACTGAATATTATAAGTTTATTAGTGGAGGCAATAACTTTACTGATTATGATAAGTGCTTGTTTGTTTACAAACCATCGAACGATAATCCAACAAATACAACACCGCTACCATCGGGTTGGTACACTCCAAATATTGAAGTCTTGCACAAGATAGATGATGAGGGTGTAACCATGTTATATTACATCACTATCTACAAAGTAGAGCAAACCACATCTAATGGGGTAACAACTTCAAGGATTACCGAAAGGTGGCTTCGCATTTGGGATGGTAGTAGCTATGTAAATAGACAAGACGCATTATTGCCTACTGATTAGTAATTTAAGAATATAAGAATATGGCGCAATTAACGACAGATAACATTAACACAATCGCAGCGGCAGTTGCCTCTATGGGCGATGATGATTACTTGTACATCTACAAGGCGGATGGGCAAGCAATGGGTCGTATTACTAAGGCTCAATTGTTGCAAGGCATAAGGCAATCGGGTGGAGGTATGTCTGCTACTATTTACCAAGCCATCCAAACCAATGTTGAAGTATTGAGGTTAAATTTTAATGCCCTTTCTAGTGCGTTGGCAAATCTTGCTTTTTCGGAAGACAATCCAAATCTTAGCGTTGGTGAGTTTAACTGGCCTGAGCAAGAAAGCGGTGGGGGTGGTGATGAACCTACTCCTACCGATGAACCTACAATCACGTTCAAGAATGGTAGCGGCAACACAATAACCACATTGAATGTTGGTGAAATAGCAGACGGAGAATCTAGCGTAAGCAACACATTCTTTGTTTACGGAACAAATCTTACTGATGATATAACATTAAGCGTTACCAATGGAAGGTTTGATGTATTACCGACAACAATACCAATGAACAATGCAGCTAGTGGTGTACAAGTAACCATTACTTATAGTGGAAATTCATCATTGGCTACTGATTATGTTGTTGCATCATCAAATGGCGCAACAAGCAAAACTTTGATAGCCACCGCAACAAAAGATGAAGGACAACAAGGTGGAGATGAACCAACACCATCACAGTCGATTAAACTTGTACATGGCAAGTATATCGCCTATCAAGGAACATCACCCAAAACACCTTCTAACGCATCTTTGTACACTGACATCTGCTGCATGACAGCAGTTCTAAGTGTGAATTTCAGTGACATTGATGAAACTGTTTGGGAAACAGCATATATAGAATGGGTTCATGGCGGTATCGCTTCAAAAGGGAATATATCATTTACAAAGAACAATGGCACGACCGCCGAATCTGTGCAAGGTGCTTCAAGCGAAAAAGACACCTATTCGGTTGACAATATGACCAGCCAGACATTATCATACTGGAAACAAAGAAGGACTTTAGTTAATGGCCTTATCGCCACATTTAAGTATGATACATCGACAAACAAAGTCGCTTCGGGTTGTTGCGTGGTGCTAAAAGACGCAAATGGCAATATTCTTAAAACACTTATTAGTGCGAATGACCTGCAAAACGCAACTTGGGAATAGCAATGGCAACCGACTTAACAAATAACGACAACGCTGGAACTGTGGTGAGCCGAATCAACACAGCCATCGAGGAGCAGAACAAGGGGGTGAGCCAACTTGGTGCTGCCCCCAGTGCCAGCACGGTGATTTCCCGTGTCCATGATGCAATTGATGCAGAGGGCAACAACCAACTTTATGATGTCAGCAATAGTGACAATGCGGTTGACTTCATCCGCAAGGTCAATGATTTGTTTGCATCCATCCGCAATGGTGGAGGTGGTGATACTCCAACACCGACATATCACGATGCGCCTAGCATCCTTATTATTGGTAACTCATTTACTCTTGATTCATGGACGTATGTGCCGTTTATCTTGAAAGCTGTTGGTATCAACATCAAGATTGGTATGTGCTATACAGCATCTACTGGTCTTGGAGGACAATACGGCAACTATAATTACGGCCCGAGTTTTACGTATGATTCTACAACTGGCACTTATGTTGATGCAACTAATAGAGGTTTCTTTTATATCGACACATCAAAGGATAATGCGTGGAGTCAAAAAATTGCAAAGGGTACGTTTAATAAAGGTGAACAACGTATTGATGCCAATCAAGATGATTATCGTGTCCCTACTCCACGTCAATGTGTTGTATATTATGAAGGCATGGAGAATGAACTTCAAAACGCACAGAAAGCATTGGAGGATGTATCAAATGAGTTTACCTATGGCAACATAGATAAACTTGGCAAACTTTGGGATGTGATTGTGTTACAACAAGTATCAACACAAAGTGTTACATTGAGTACATACGTTGCCAGTGATGGGAAAATTTATTCATTGAAACTAAAGGAGTTGATAGATAACGATATTGCTAATGATTATGTGCTTGGTTGGAACATTAACCATTCAAGGAGGGATTATGATGCGCCAACGGACATCTTGGCAAACATAAAAGACTGTTATGATGAGGGCGAAAATGACCAAACAACAATTGCGGCAAAGATTGATGTCGTATTCCCATACGGAACGGCCATATTTTATGCAAGGAACAATCCAACACTAAAGCAAATAGGGTATGGTAACTATACTGATTTATGGGTAGATGGTCAACATCTTGCTGGCGGTTTGCCTCATTTCTTGGCATCACTTACTATAGTTGAGAAAATATTCAGCAAATACTATCCTAATGATGGGTTATCAGTAACCAATAATGCGGCAATCGCAAACATCATACCAAATAGCAATTGGGTAAATAGTCATGGTAATATGCCATCTCCTCGTGCAAAATCGCCATACATTGTAGGTGCTACGGCAGAAAATTGCGCCATAGCTAGGCAAATCGCTGAAGATGCTTGCGACGACCCTTGGGATGATAATGGTAATTTATCGTTAAAGATAACGATTTCTTGCACTAATTGCTACATAGACAGTGCTCCATCTGAATATGGCATCGAACAAGGTTCAAAGAACGCAACATTCTTTGTTGGGAAAGGCGAAGCTATCATTGATATTGTTATCAAGACAGAGCAAGATTATTCTTTAACAAAAAATGGTTCAGCGCACAATTGGAGGTACACAAGACTTGGAGTTGGTACTGCAACGTCTTTAACAACATCATCAAATCAATGCAATGTATCTTTGGGTAGCGAACAAGTTACAAATAACATCACAATGTTATTTAGGGCATTTTAAAAGCATATAAGCTATGGCAACAACAACGACATTAACAAGGATAAAGCACGTTCAAGGGAACGTATTGAGGTTGGCAATACCGCTCACACTAAGAACGGTCACGTTGTCTAATGGTGAGGTTACGACAACAGATTCTGACTTTGTGCCTAACGGAATCGTAAAGGTTTTATTTGGTCAAACGTCAAGGCATTTTGAATATATAGCATCTATGCGCAATGGCAATGTTGCAGTAGTTGAGGATAAGGGTACTTTACCAGTAGGCACTTATGCAATCACAGTATTGTGTAATGATGATAATGGCAACCCAATGCGATTTAAACAAGTTGCGGTTGTTCGAGTTTTTGATGCTACTCGTGATGCTGGTATTGACATTGGTATTGAATTTGAATCACAAGAATGGTTGCTTGATGGTGCTATCTTTATTGCCATTAAGGGAGAGGATGGTACAACACCGCATATTGGAGAAAATGGGCATTGGTTTATCGGAAATGTTGACACTAATGTAGAAGCAGCGGGTGTTGGAATTGATGAAATCACGGTTGACGAAACAAGTATTGAAGGCGAATACAATACTATCACAATCAAGTTGACCAATGGTGATACCACTCAAATCCACATCAAAAACGGCTCTACTGGTGAACCAATCTTGCCTAATGATATTGTTCGTGATAACAACTACACACATACCGATAACAACTACACGTTAACTGATAAAGACAGGGTTTCAACAATACCATATTTGTTTGGCGCAGTTCGCTATGATACTCTTTCAAGGCGAATAAACTTTTTCCCGCCAAATAATCTTTCGAGACCACTTGCATACATTGATGCAACCCCATTCGTTAAGGATGGCTTGATTAATCAAATCAGTGTACAAGGCGGTTATTTGGTTTTGAAATACAATAGTGATGCTAATCGTTCTGATTTGAGGCTCGATTTGAAATACATTTTCAATTCATCATTATACTTAACCGAAAAAGAAGTAACAATTAAATTGAATAAGAAAGCCGACATAAACGATGAAAACAGGATTGACTATTCAACGCTACCTAGATTCGTTTTGGACAGCATTAACTTCAATAATAATGGAATGATGCCTGCCCAATCAATTGATGGAACTACAAGACATTGTATTGATGGGTATATCCGCAAATTCATCATGCAAGGATTAACCTTTAAATCAATACAGTACATACCAGATGAAGGAACATTGTATTACAATAAGGCTGATTCAAAGTTCTATGTTTGGGATGGTGGTGAAATGGTTGAACAAAACATAGCTGGTGCAAGTGGTGGCGGTGGCTACCATGTAAGTTATTCAAATGGTGTGTTAACTTTTTCGGGGAGTAACCAACCAACTTATGAAAATGGTGTATTAACTTTGTAATATAATAAAGAAAAGAAAAAAAGACATGGCAACACAAGAAACTATAAAACAAATAGTACAAGGTGGAGTACCGAGGGATATCGAGGATGTTACTGCGAGGACATTAGTCCAGTCTTTGCAAAATGCTCTTGATACCCTTACTAATGGCGATACAACATCGGCTATTGAATCTTTTAACGAAATCATTTCATTCCTTGAAAATGTAGAGGATAGTAGTACCCTTAGTGGTATTATCGCTGGCATACAAACAAGCATTAGTGGGAAAGTTGATAAGGTCAATGGCAAGGGTCTTTCGACCAATGACTTCACCGATGCGCTATTGATGAAGCTCAACGGCATCGCAACGGGCGCAACCGCCAATGTCGGAACTGTCACTGCGGTAAAGATTAATGGCACTGAACCTATTGAACCCACAAATGGAGTTGTTGACCTTGGTACTGTTGCTGCTGGTGACAAGGGTGACAAGGGTGACAAGGGCGACAAGGGTGACAAAGGTGACAAGGGTGACAAGGGTGACAAAGGTGATAAAGGAGACCAAGGCAATAGCGGTGTCGGCAACGCTGACAACTTTGTGAGCGTGAATAACCTCAATGGTGGCACTACTGATGATGCGAATACGGTATATGTCCTTGGAGCGAACATGGGCAAGAAGCTGGCTGACGAAGCCATTGTCAACAAAGGCAGTTTCGCATCTGCCTACGACAAGGCTTTGGCGAACAATGTCATCTTTCCATGGATGCTTGTTGACACCGACACTCAAGGGAACAGCATTACCAAGATGATTTGGCATTCTGGCGACAAGGTGTTCATTGACGCTATCGGCTCGATTGTTGACGGGCAGAAGAACGGTCTTACCATCAAGTGTCTTTCTCCATGCACATTGAGGCTGTACACAGGAAGCAGTAGCTATGACTCATATCCTTTGGTCGCAGGTGAGAACAATTTCTCGTTCACCGCTTTAGGGGGTAGCACGTTTGGTAAGATTATGTTCTACGATACCACTGACACTGACACTAACACAAACTCAGTGGTTGAGATTGACTTTGGCGGCATGACACTTAACCCGTCTGCAGCATTATACTCAACCCTTTACGGACTAACGGAGTTGAAGGTTGTCAAGCGTCTTGTCGTAGATACGGAAAATGCAACAGGCTTTGTTGCGAATGGTCTATTTTCTGACTGCAACAAACTTGAGTCGCTTGATATTTCAGGATTGATTACTACAACCAGCACCGCAACGAGTTCGGTGGCAAATATTCTAAAATCAATCACACATAATAGTATTGTCAACTTAGACTTGAGTAAGTTGTCCATTGATGTGCCATGTTTAATGAGCTTCTTGAGCTCGGGAAATTCTTCATCAATAACTGAGGTTATCGACATAAGGGGTGTTGACCTTACGCACACCACTTATATGTACCGATTTATGGGGGGTCAATCGAGCTTGAAAACGCTCATTGTCGGCAACTTCACGAACAGCGCATTGTCAAGTTCAAGCACTTCTGGCAAAATGACTGAAATTTTCCATAATGTTTTGTCATTGGAGACTTTGGTATGCACCAAGCAGACACCGCCAACGCTTGTAAGTGGCGATTGTGATTTTATCGCTTTGTTGAAAGCAAAGAGTTCGGTATTCGACACTATTCTTGTACCGCCAAATTGTTTGTATGCATACCAGCAGGCATCGGGCTGGTCAACCTATTCAAGCATGATGTCGGAATATAATGAGGGGGATTATTAATATGGTCAGCAAGCAAGGTCTTTATGTGTCGATGGTTGACGGTGAGGCCGTGATGACGTATGACGGCAAGCCAGTGGATAAGGTACTTTCTAACACAAGATACCCTCTTGGATTGTACGTTAACGGGGGCAAACTTATCCTCAACACATCCGTAATCGCCGAATCGCCATCTCCCGCAGAACTGTTGGCTTACAGTGACCTTTATTTCGATGAGGTCAACTTGTCGGAAAACGGGCAATGCGTGAACATCACATTAGAGAATTATAACAAGCTGCTCAATGGGCAGTTTGTTGACGGATATAAGCGGTTTTCACCGTCAACCATCTACAACATCGTGTCTAATGTGAATTCTGCCGAGACGGTAAACTACACCATTTCTAATGGTAAGGTCATTTTCAGCGGTGATGCTTTTGATATGTCTGACAATATGTTGTACAACAACGTGTCTAATGAACTCATCGAGAACACGGTTAACGGCACTGCCAACATATCCAACTCTGCGTGCCCCGTTGTGAATGTCAAGTATTTTAACCCCGTTATCCATGTCGGTGAAAATGTCACGTTGGAGTATTATGTCGATAACCAAACGATGTCATCACTAAACTATGACGAACTCGATGACACGTTCACCGTGATTGTCGAGACAAGCCTTGGCGCAACCGTCAAGAAAAACACCTATGCTGGTCGTTTCACGATTGAGACACCCGCTTTCAACACCGCTGGCGAGTACTGGATTTCCGTCAAGTGCATCGACTCCAACGGGGTCGAGAGTGTCACCAAGTACTATGACGTGCTTGTCAAGGCTGCGGCGCAGGACAATTTCTATGTGATGCAATCGTCAGACCTTGCAACATACGGCATCGTTGCAAACCTCGACCAAAAGGATGCATCACTTGCTAACAAGTCTGCGCTGACCAACTTCTTCGCAGCCGTCAAGAGTGGTGAAATTGATGGTAGTAGTGGCTACAATGGTGTGAAGATGGTCAATGCGATATACTATGTCGATTACCATGCGGTGAACGGCTACGGAACGCAGACCTATTACAAGTGTGCCGTCACATCCAACAAGATTACAGCCGTTGAGACCATTACGGAGTCTGACGTCATCACGTTGGAGGCTGTGACCCATCTTGCAAGCAGAGCACCTGCCGTTGGCGATAACTGTGTTACTTCTGACGCATATTACTATTATGTGGTCAACACGTCATACGCTGGCGACTACATCGAGTTCCCAGATGGGTTCACGGTTGACCTCAATGGCTCGTCAATCCGTGCCTCGCAATGCAATGACCTTGCGAAAGGGTGGATTGTTTATCTGAACGGCAACCATGACACGCACATCATCAACGGAAAACTTGTGGGTGTGTACAATGGTTTCGATTTCGCCACCACATCACGCAGGGTCGGCTCCGCTTCACCTGCCGAGTGGCTGTCGGTTGTAGGTCTTGAGGCTTGCAAGTACTGCTCGCTTGAAAACCTTGACATCAGCAACGCAGTTGGCTATGATGGGCAGATGTTCGCCAAGAACCACTGGTTTGGCGTTACACCTGAGTTCACGGAGGACAAGCGTGTTGACTTGTCAGACGGCTCGGTCATCACTGCGCAGAACATGATGGTTACTCAGATGTTCGATTGTAATCCAAGTCATTCTGACGGGTATTTGTGTTTCGGGCGCACAGGTTACATGGGTTACAAGAACATGGGAACCCGCAGGGAATACTTCGTGTCGTTCTTCGATGAGAACAAGGACTATATCTCCAGCGTAAAGACCAAGTTCTACTATCTTGTTCCAGTGCCGAGCAGTGCGGCATACGCAATAATCAGTTGCTATGGGAAATTGCTGGCAAGCGGCACAAGCAATGATGTCGATTGGAAAAATGAAAGGACATCAGGCTCGTTGTTGATGATGTTCCCCACCTTGTCAACTGGTATTGTGTATTCAAACTGCCATTGGCATGACACAAGGACAACTGCCATTTCCCCTATTGCCGCAAGGAGTACCCTCATAGATGGGTGCAGCTACAAAAATATCGCAAAGGAGAAAGAAAAGATTAACGGAGGCTGGAGTGCTGTGACCGCCCTCATGGGTGACATCGAGGACTCTTGGCAGTTGTGCCATGACATTGAAGTACGAGACTGCTCTTGTGTCAAGGGCGAAGGAGTTGATGAGTTCGCTGTACATTTCTGCAATGGCTTTACCATGACTGGGTGCAGAGGAATGGAACTTAGCGACAGGGGCGGCATTGAATACGGGTTTGTTGAGGGCAATGACCTCGTTGGCATGGAGATTCAACGCAACCACAACTGCTATCATCCAGCCGTTGTGTATTCCGACAACACGATTGACACTTTGCTTGTCCGTTACGGCTATTCAGAGGGTGCTAGTGTCGTGTGGGGAAGTATTGAGGCAGAAAAGGTTGTAACAATGCTGAATTCAACGATAAAGAATCAATGCTTGTATGAGGATTTGAATCTTAAAAATTCAATAAATGGAGTGACATAAAATTTCCGTAACGAGAAAATGATAATATGATATGATTGATTTGAACGGATTAAAAACAATGGCACTACTTGTTGGTGTCGCTGGAATAGCGGTGGTTATCGCAATAATGCTTGACCTTGCCAGTGGGTTGCGCAAAGCAACATTGATGGGTGAGGCAAGAACATCGTATGCCTATGAACGCACCACGACCAAGTTGCTTAATAATTGTTCTGCAGTTATTATCATGGCGATGATTGATGTGCTTCTTTTCTTTGGTCATTTATGGGAACTTATTGGCATGAGTTTACTTAGCAATGTTCCTGTAGTAACATTTATTGTTAGTGCATGGATGTGTTTTGTGCAAGTTGTTTCGATACGAGAGAAAGCCGAGGATAAGGCAGAACGAAAAAGTGCCGATACGTTGAAACAGCTTGCAGAGGTATTAACAACTGAACAACTGCAAGCCTTGTTAAGTAGGGTACAAGACAAGGACAAAGAAATCGAAGAAAATGACTAGGATTGAAAAATACGGAACATTTTGCCGCAGTTTTGAGAGTGGTTGGTCAAATCACCCTAATGACAGTGGCGGTGCTACGATGAAAGGTGTCACTTATGCTACTTTTTGCAGGTTTAGGGCGGCAAAGGGTTTACCAAAGCCGAGTATTCTTGACTTAAAGAATATAAGTGACAAGGAATGGAACAGTATCTTGCGTTGGCACACTTGGGATAAAATCAAGTGTGACGAATACAAGAGTGAGTGGGTTGCTTATTTACTTGCCGATTGTGTGTGGATGACTGGAATAGGCTATATAAAGCGTGTACAAGCGTTGTATGGCTTGAAAGCGGATGGTATTGTGGGTAAGGTTACTCTTGGAAAATTGAATAGCCTAGACCAAAAATCGTTGTTTAATGCACTATGGAAACAACGCAAGGTGTTTCTTGAGGGCATAAGCAAGGGCAAAAATTCTGTTTTCCTTAAAGGGTGGTTGCGAAGGCTCAATTCGGTGCGTTATGGTTCTTTGTTGTGTAATGGCGGCAAGGAATTGACATAATCAAAAAAAACATAGTTGACTCGTTTCCCAACGAACCAACCAGTATAGAATAAAAACATAAAATTAAAAATGTGAATCATGAAAAGATTTCAATTACAAAGATAGTAAGTTTTTTTGATATGGAACAAAAAGATAAAGAAAAAAGGGCAATATTGAAAGGCGGAATTTATACCATCTGCCTTGCTATTGTATTGCTTGCTATTTCAGTGTTATGTGCTTTTATTGACTCTTTATTTAAGTAAGATATTGCTATGGAACTTGACAAAAGAAAAATTTGGTCAGCAATCATTGGCTTTATTGCTTGCTTGGTAATTATCGGTTGCCTTGCTATAGGCTTCTTTATTGGTAAAAGCATTGGCAGTAGAAATGGTGGCATAGAAATCAAGCGTGATACAATCACACGATGGGACACTATACCTCACTATTACCCAAAGCCTGTTGAGGTTGAAAAGGTACGCACCGAATACCAATACTTGCCATTAGTCAAGAATGTGACTGAAACCATTGTTGACAAGCAAGTGGTCACGTTGCATGATAGTGTATTGGTAGAAGTGCCAATCACATCAAAGCACTATCACGAGGAAAACGAATACGATGCTTGGGTGTCGGGTTTTAACCCATCATTAGATAGCATACGAACATATAACAAGACCGAGCAAATAATGATAACTAAGATGAAAAAGCCTAGCCGTTTTTCGGTTGGGTTGCAAGCTGGTTATGGCTATAACTTCAATGCTAAAGCATGGGGTTGGCAAGTCGGTCTTGGAGGAACTTATAGATTCTTTTGAATGTCTTTTTTCTTTTTGCCTATTATTTAGTTTTGGTTTTTATTTGGTTAGTTATTAATGTTTTTAGTAGTCTAGTATGCTTGTAGCGGTGACGTTGTGAGTATGCTTTAGTAGTAATAATTTTTTCATACGCAAGCTGCCTAATCCGTGAGGACGAGGGCAGCTTTTTGTGTTTTTAGATTGTTATAATTACTAAGTTATGGACTTAATAAAATCCATAACTTGCTTTGTTTCTTGTGGTTATAACTTTGTGTCGTGACAGTCACAAAGAATGTGTAATTCCTTTTTATTCATCACAACAAAGAAACAAAGTTAATATGGCAGAAATTTATCAATTGCCCGAAAACGGCAACAACAACGGAACTAACATTCCCTTCTCCATTCCCATCGGTTTTGGCGGATATGGTAATGGATTCGGTAATGGATTTGGAAGTTTCAACAGCATTGCAGATTTGTTCGGTCTTGCTATCATCGCCTCGATGTTTGGTTGGGGTAATGGCGGCTTTGGTGGTGGCTTTGGTTTTGGCGGCAACAATGGTGCTGCTGGTTTCCTTGCTAACCAAATGAACAACGATAGTGGTCGTGAGTTAATCATGAACGCAATCACCAATCAAGGTGAGGCAAGTCGCACCGCTATTCAGACCCTTTCCACGATGCTTGGTCAAGACTTTAACCTTGTGAACGCAGGTATTCAGAGCGCACAGAACACGCTTAATCAGATTGCCAACGCACAGGGTATGTCAACCTTGCAGATGATTAATGCTGTTCAAGCAGGTGATGCTAACCTTGCAAGCACCATTCAAAAGTGCTGCTGTGACAACCAACTCGCCATGTGCCAGCAGACCAACGCTTTACAGAACAGCATCAATGGCGTAAACAACAGCGTCAATGCCAAGGCTGCGGCAGACCAGTTGGCCATGTGCCAGCAGACCTATGCGCTCACAGACAACATGAACCGCAACTATCTTGCTCTTGATAACAAGATTGATTCGCTTGAAAGCAACCGCAAAGACCGTGAGATTACCGCACTGACCGCCAAGGTTGCCGAATTGGAATCGCAGAAGTTTACGACTGGTGTTGTTCAGCAGGCCGTCAGCCCGATTCTTGGTCAGTTGTCGGCATTAAACAACGAGATTGACGACATTAAATGCAAACTCCCTGAGACCGTTAGTGTTCAATACCCCAATTTGCAGGTTGTAAACGCTACGCCTTACGTTAATGGCGGTTTCTATCCCAACAACGGCTTTAACTACTTTGGAAACGGTTTCTTTGGTGGTAACGGCTTCGGTAATGGCATCGTATTCTAATTAAAGCAATTCAAGGAGGATAAGGAAATGGGAAATTGTTTTAATATTACTACTAACGCAGGTGGTATTCCGTATTTGAACGTGACCAATGTAACCGTTGGCACGGAATCGGTTGACCTTGCGCTTGGTTTTCGCAGAATACAGCCAGTAGGTTATCTTACTATCCGTCTTGCAACCGCAATTCCTGCCGATGCAACGACCACATTGCCCGTAACGCTTACTCTTAACGGCACTACTCGTAACCTTACATTATTTGATGGTACGCAAGTTACTGTTGCCGATTTGATTGGCGGTACTGGTGTGTTCCTTGTTTTCAATGACCGTTTCAACGGGATTTTGCAACTTGTTTCAAGGACGGTAGGGGCTTAACACTAAATTTTTACTAACAAATTAATTACAAACAACAATATGGATTTCAATAGTTTAGGAAACGGCAATCCTTTTTATGTATTGCGAAAGGGTGAGAAACCGACTTTAGATGTTGGTGTAGTAAAGTCAAAATCACAGCCAAGGGCAAAGTTCAATACCCAAAATCCTAATGTGATGATTGGGTTACAGCCTCAGCAAGTTATTGATGTGGTTGCCACAATCAACGGCAAGGATGAAACATTTGGTGAGATACCGATTAACATTGAAATCGCTGAACGTGGCAACAACACGTTTAGTGGTAGTCGTGAAGCGATGTTGCAAGCGGTTGATGCGATGCTACAAACGTCAAAGAAAGCGATTGAGCAAGTAGGTTATCACAAGTCGGTGATTACGGAAAGCGAAAAGATGTTAGAGGTGTTGAACCCACGATATGCCGAGGAAAAGCGTCAAGCAAGGACTATCAGCGAACTTGAGAAACGTCAAGCGGCAACAGACCAAAAACTAGATAGTATTCTTTCGATTTTACAAAAGTTGGATTCGCCAGCTAGCTAACAAATCCATCACAAACAAAGCATTTAATCATGGGATATATTTTTGTAGATAGAGAAAGCGAAAGTGGCGGTGGCATGGAAAAGATGCGTCAGCAGATGCGCCGTAATATGCGTGGTGGCAACTATCGTGGCGGCAGTGGTAGCGGTAGCGGTAGTGGCAACTATCGTGATGGCTATCGTCAAGGCTACAAGCATGGTTGGGAAGACCACGAGGATGATTGGATGGAAGACGATGAAATCGAATATCGTCGTCGCAGGGATAGCCGTGGCCGCTATATGTAATCCAATTCCATTGTAATAAACAAAAACGATAGTCAGTCGGTGTGTAGCCAACATAAACGTGTTACACCCGACTGATTTTCATTAAACCAAAAACGACAAGAACGATTATGAATAATTTTTTGAATTACATGATACCAGAGGACATGGAACAGTATCTTTCATACTACGGCATGAACTTCAACAAAAAGTTGTGTGAATTTGCGGTAGGCTTGATGGAAAGAGAGGATGCAAGCGGTTCGGTTGTTAAGTTATCACCAATGAAACTTGAAGACTTAAAGACGTTGCTTGCTAACCACAAGATAGATATAGAGCAAAAAGATTGGTACAATGCCTTATATATTGCCAACATGGTCAAGGCAGACTATTGGGGTAGTAGTATCGAGGATGATGCACACTTGGCTAAATATGTCGAAGATGTGATTTGTGATGTTGATGCGGCAGACGGTCAAACCTTTGCACGTTTCCTTGCAGACTGTTCGATTAAAGGGGTGCCTATATACTGGAACTTAATGCTATGATGTGTTATGGTAACGAAATATCTTGATGTTCCTCAAAACAAATGGGGAATAGTTGTAGTCCTTGATTACGATGTTGATTATGAATATCGTGATATTAAGGCTATAATGATGAGTTTCGGCATTTTGGATGAAAGCAAGATTGAAAGGTCTATGCGCATATTATCCGAGCCGAACACTGGCATGACAATTTCAAATATTGACTTGTGTATGTCCGTGATTTTCATTTCTGAAGCAACAAGCACAAGTGAATGGTGGGACACTAGTTTGCATGAGTTATATCATGTGTCAAATGCAATCATTGACTACTATGGTGTTCCTTACGAAAGTGAAGATGCTGCATATTTGATGGGTTACTTGACAAAGGAATTTATTGAGAAAGTCGGCAATCCGTGCTACGATTAATTTTAAGACGTTTTAAGCGCATTTTACGGCTTAGTGGATAAGTTGTACCACATTAACCATAAAATGCGCTTAGACGTGCTTAAAACGGCAAATACGGCTATTTTAACTTGTGTACCCTAGTTGCCGCATCAATTCATCAGCGTATTTAACCGTTTCTTCACAAACTACAGCCCTTAACTTTGATTCGGGCAACAATGCTTCTTTTTTGATGTCCTTGTACAAAGTGGGCATCATTTGCATGGCGATACACGCTCTAATGTTTTCTGCGTTTTCACTTGTATATTTCATATAGCATCACAAACTTAGTGGTTCTGGTATATATTTTTGTTGTTCTTCTACCCATGTGAACTTAGCACCGCAATGCGGGCAAATGATTGACAAACCTTTTGCTACATCAATTTCACGAGAGCAATTAGGGCAAAGCGCATTAAAATGTGGATAGACCGAGATAAAGTGACGTTCAAATCCGTCACCTCCCTCTAATGCGCCCTGTGCAGCCAACTCACGAATCAATGCCGTGATGTCACGCACACTTGCCTCTTCCAAGTTTTCACTACGCTTGGCGAGTAAGTTTGAAAGCATTTGCACAATTTCCTCTGCGCTGAACTTGTAGTCAGAAAGGTTTCTTGCTTGCGCTTGAATGTCGGTGCGGTATAATTCAGACACATGGTCTTTCAAATGCACACATTCTTGTTGTTGAAGCATAACGCTTGCATCCTTTTTTAAACTTGCAAGGTAGTCTTGTTCTTCCTCCGTGCCTTGCATACGTTTGAAATTAGCCAAGTCGTAAACCATTGCATAAGCAACAGCATCCTCTTCGCCCAATGCAACCATCGTTACGAAAAAGTATTGCTTTTCATCAAACGTGATGTTTCTTGTGCGCAATGTTTCAAGTGTTGATAAGTAATCGAGCATATCCTATATTATAAGTTTTTGCGTCTTGCGTATTCACACATCAGTACGCTATCAACCTTGTTATCATCAACTTTTTTTGAACGTGCTGACTTTCTAAAGTCAATAGTGGGGAATAATCTTTTTGCGCAATTGATTGAGGTTTGCTTTGTGTTAACCTCTTTCCTTGTCGTTTCCTTACCCCTAATGGTTACTGCCTTGTAATTAACAACCATATCCGAGTTAGACCACATTTCATGTTGCCATTCTTTCGGTTGGATTAGGGTATAAGGGATTCTGCTTGCTGCAAGCAAGCCAATCAAGTACCCTTTGTTGAACCCGAAAGCAAAAGTAGCCTTTGCACTACTTCCCATTATAGCATGGACATCTTCAATCACACAAGCGATATTTTCATACCTATTGCGGATATCAAGCATTATTTGGCTTAATTCGTACAAGTCATGGTCTTCAATGCTATAATATTCCCAAGCACCATCGTGTTGTAAGGATATAAAACCTTTACTACCGACATCAATTCCTATGTATGTTTTCTCCATTTTGTATTAATTTTTTTGTTGCACAATCTTAAACTCAATCTTGCCTTTTGCCGCTTTAGGTATGCCAATAGTTATCACTATGGGTTCTTCAAACTTGTCGGCTTTTTTAATTTCCAATAGTTGTCGTATTTCTTCCCATTTCTTACCCCAATAGTTTGATTTTGAGATAAGATTGATTGTTTTTGTTGTCGTTCCGCAAACGGATTGGCTCGTGAACGCACTCCCTTTCGTGTGCAGTACTTGTGCAATCCTTGTGTATGTCATTCCAGTAATTTGACGCATTGCATACCAACAGAGTCCACGGCAATTAGGATAAGGCATTGATTTGCTATGTAACAATCCTTCAATAGTCACGTCACAAACATCGCAAACGACTTGGAACACCTTATCCATCAGTTCACTTTCGCTAATGCTTTTTTCTGTTTCTTTCATTTATTCCGTTTATTATTGTTTGTTGATTCATTGGAAGCCTTTCAACGAACAAGTTAAGACGTTGCTTGTCTTTACCAAGCACTCTATCCCAAATGCCGACAACGGAATATCTGAAGCGGAAAAAGGTGCAAACCCCTTTATAAGCGACTGTGTTTTCGTCAACTTGCTTTTGCAGGTATATTTCCCATCTTGGTTGCCTTTGCCTTTCTTTGTACGTTTCTGACTTGTTATCGTATTCAAGCAATGGCTTTCGCCTTATCCAAAGGTATGACTTGCCGTCTTCTTTGAAATAAACCCCGTAAATTGGCGACAAGTCTATACCTTCGATTGTTAGTACACCCTCATACCTGCCACCTGAACGTCTTTCGATGTAGCCGTTCAAGTAGTTGTTATAGGTATGTTGGGTGTCAAATGCGCTCATGTTAATTTCTGCCGATATCGGTTAATTCCTCAGTCCAGTCTTGACAATCAGCAAGCAGTCGTATCAAATATGAGTATCGACCACTGCCTTTTGATGTGTTAGGTAATTCAGCTTGAACAAATTCTTTCAGTTCGTTAAGCATTTCAACAATGGTGAAGTGACCGCTATCGTTATATGCGTTCTCCCAATCAGTTTCATCGGTGCAAACAACTGGATATTCGTGGTGTTCTTCGCCAGTCATTTCAAACCCATAATCGCAAGTGGTCACATTTACAGAACTTTTTACCAATGAATATTCAATGTAAATATCAAAGTTAAGTTCTTTATCCTCCTGTTGGTTATATGGTGCGTTAGGGTCGTCTGCCGCACCCATCGGGTAATTATCTTTATAACTCATGAATCATCATCGGCATTTGAATTGAAACATAATCAGTATTCTCGACTTGTTCATCGGGCAACACCATAGCTGCCCTTTGACCGCTAATCAACTTGATGCGAACATTTTCGCTTTTCACATTCTTGATAACATCAACAAATGCACTGCAAGTGAAACCGATTTGAACCATTTCCCCATTGTATTCGCAAGGGAATGTTTCTTTTGCTCTTGTGCTGTAATCAACATCAGATGCCGAAATTTCAACAATGTTGTTCTCAAAAGTCAACACAACCATTTGTGTCTTTTGGTTGCCGAAAGCCGACACACGACGAAGTGCGGAAATGAAAGCATCACGAGCAATAACGACAACCTTATCATTTGGGTATTCTGGCAACACTGCGTCATAGTTCGGGTATCTGCCATTTGCCAACCTAGTTGACATTTTCATCACATGGTTGGAAATGGTAAACTTAGAATCGTCAAACTCGACATTCATCGCCATGCCATCGCCATCGGTTAAATTTGACATTGAAAGGTAGTTGGAGATTACACTAGAAGGCTTTTTAGGAATAGTGAAGCCACAACCAATAGCACAATCATCAAACATGATGTTTTCCTTAAACCGCACAAGTTTTCGTGTATCGGTTGCCACAAACACTAGTTCCTTTTTACCTTGTTCATCTGCGATAAAATCAACATGGATGCCGCACATCTGCGGTCTTAGTTCATCATTATCAACCGCAAACTCGGTAGTATTGATGCCACTGAACAGGTCTTTTGAATTGATTTGCAATGAAACCAGCTTTCCGTTAGGCACATCGCTCGACATCGGATATTCGCTTGCATCCAAGTATGGTAATTCAAATTGGCCATTATTGTACTTGAATGTGGCAATGTGCGATTCATCGTTTAATTCAAGTTCAACGATTGCGTCACCAAGAGAGCGTAATCCAAGCGTAAGTTTTTGTGAGTCGATACAAAAAGCAAGTTTTTCATCAGTAGGTGTAAACAAAGGCACATTCAGTGACATCCATGTTTCGCCATCGCTTCCAGTGATATTCATGCCATTTTCGGTTTCAAACCTCAAATAGTCGAACATACGGATAATGTTTTTGTTGTTGCACAATTGCGCTAATTGAACAACGCTAGGCAACACATCACTCGCCTTGAATTTAATCATTTTCATAATCTTTTGTTTTCCGTTTTGTTAAAGTTGTTGCAAAGATAGTTTATTGTTTTTAATATCCAAAATTATTTGTCAATGTTTTTGTTTTTGTGCTTAAACAAGAGTACTGACAACTTGCTATATATGCCTTGACGATGCAGTTTCTTGATTTTGTCAAAAATGTCATTATCAAAGCAAAAGCGGTAAGAAAGACCTAACATTTTAGGCACTTCGTCACGATTTACACGTTCATCATCGCAAAGTCTAGAAAGCATCAATGTTTCTTCTTCCGTTGCAGAACATTCGCCACGTTTGTTCTCCTGTATCAAGTTGTCAAGCCATTCCTTTAAGCCAAACTTACTGGCCAAGTCTTTCAACATTGATAGGTAGTGACGTGCTATGCGTTGCAGTTCTTCATTCATTGTTCTCTTAACCTTATGGTTATTGAATAATCATTAAGTGGAAGTAATTCACATATTCCAAGTTTAGAATTGAAAGAACAGTCTGGCGTCTGTACTTCTTGACATACTGACACTTCAATAGGTATTAACTTTTGTTTCTCTGCATCAGTGATTAAATCATAGATGTTTTTATATGTTATTCGTTCCATATTGTTGTTTTTTGTTTTAAGCCGTTTTAAGGGCATTAATTTGCTTGGTTAATAAACTATACCACCTAAGTAGCAAAATAGCGTCAAACACGCTTAAAATGCAAAATAGGCATATTCTAAAATGGTGCAGGGTTGTCGCTTGGTGTAAAATCATCCCACAAAGGCGGTTCTTCTTGTGCTTGCGCCATTTGTTGCGGTTGTGGTTGATATTCCATTTGCACTTGCGTAGGATTTTCTTCCCAACCATAATGGATAACCTCATCTTGCGTGTTTTTAAACCTTCGGCTTTCTATTTCATAGTGCATACCGACCATGTGGTCAACAATGCCGTACATTCTGTTCTTGCAAACCTCAATCACATTGCCAAAACCTTGATACCTTTGTATCTCGCCTTGACCGAAATACTCTGCACCAGTTCGCAAAAAGTCGTTGTTTACACGATGCACGATAAACACGTTGTCAACGGCATTGGTTAAGTCGCTAGAGCCGCTGATGTCGTTTTTACGCAAAAAAGTCAATGATTTTCGTGGGTGAGCAACCAAGATGATATGCACGTTGTTCCTTTTCGCAAAATCCTTGATTTGGAGTATCAATTCCTTTTGCTTGTTGTTCCTATCTCCGTCAAAAAGGTCAATATCCAACGAAAACAAGTTGTCAAGCGTAAAAACCTTAACATTCGCTTTCAACAACTCTTCCATATCGTGAAAGATTTGTTGCCATTTAGTGCCATACTCGTTGTTGTAAAGGAAAAACTTTCCGTCAAGCCAATGGTCAATGCTTTCTGCCACACCTTGCGGCACATAATACTTGCCATTGCCATAAGATGATGGCTTTAGGTGTTCACGACCAGCAGCAACCATTTGCAACCATGCTTTCAAGATGTCGGGGCGCAACTCACCACTCCATAAAGCAACATTTGTGCCTTGTTGGACTATATTCAAAAGCAAAGTGTTTAACCATGATGATTTACCGCTACTGTTGCTACCACTTAACAACGTAACCTCAGACATATTCAACCCTACAATAGCTCGGTCAAGTTCAATAAAGCCAGTTTTTACGTTTTCTAGCGCAGATAGGTCTATTTTTTTGATGTCTGACAAACATAGCCATTTACCACCCAATTCGGGTAATTCCTGCTTAATCTCATACTTTGGCTTTGGCGGCCTCATGTATGGCATAGGCATCATAGGCGGCATATTGCCATATTGTTGTTGCCTATCATAAGCGTTTGGCTCGTATTTCAACCTTACATCATGCCATTTCTTGTCTTTGCAATGTGAATGAGTGCAATTAAACGTGATTTTACCCTGTCCATCAACAAATAATGCACTATCCCATTTTTTGCGGTCACTATGGTTCTCAATCCAAGGACAAAACTCCAATTCATAGATTGTGCTATCACCACTTGATTTTTGCCTATATTTTATGCCTTGCCTATCCAACCAAGATGATAGAGTGAATTGTGTCAAACCAACCCAATTGCCACGAAATGCAACTGGAGATTGCTTTGGTCCTTCTTTTGGCAATAAGTCGGCAATCTTATGAAATAGTGAATCATCATTTGCTGATAAGTCTTGAGGCACTTTAACAACCCTTGCAATCCTCCAAGGTCTTTCTTGACTGTTTGCGCCTTTCTTTGCCCATGTGCCTAGTAACTTGTCAATTCTTGCAGGATTGAACACTTTTTCATCTATGCCAACGTGTTGGTCACTAAACAAAACACTCAAGGATTGGAGAAACCTTTTTACCAACTCATTATGTTCATTGTCATTCGGCATATTGCATGGCAAGTAAAGATGCCATCCATTTCCGCTTACTGTCACAATAGGTTCGTTAAATCCTTGTTTAAGCAAGTATTTATACACATCAACGCATTTTTGGTGCGCTTGCTCAAATTCCTCATTGCTTGAACTAATACCTGCCGCCCTATTTGGGTCAAGGTCTATCATCACAAATCTTCGTCTTGTGATGTCACCATCGGTTGTCGTGCTTTTTGGCTTTTTGACAAATATATCCCTTTGCTCACGGCTATACAAATCGGTGTTGATGTCATTTAGCGTGAAATAGGCTTGCATAGTGCCATAGAATTTCTCGCTATCATGTGACAACAATGGTTTCAGTCTTGCAACCAATGTTTCAACATTTGTAAAGTAGCCGCTGAAAGTAGTCTTGCCTAAAAGTCGTATTTCGACAAGTTTACCATCACGCTTGAAGATTTGCCACCACAATTGTAGTTGTTGTTCGTCTATCTCGTACATAGCGAATTATGTTGTTATGTTGCAGCTATAATGATATACACTATAATCTAGGTATGTCGAAGTTGAATACCTTTCAATAGTTATAGATTTGATACTGCAACCATGTTCTTTCTCAAATTGTGTTGCTAACTTGATAAATTCCTCTTTGTATTGGTCTATCGTTTTCATCGCTTTACCCATTTTTGTTGTTGCTTGTTCCACGTTAATGTTCCACGGCCATTATTGAGAACGATTTTTGCCCCATCGGGTCGCTTATCATCATCATAACCATCTGCAATGCTATCTCCATCAAAATACCAACCAGTATAGAGGAAACACTTGTAGTAGTCATTCCACATCAATGCACCACCAGTAATAGGGTGATATGTGTTGTCGTTCTCTTTGTTCGGGTCAAACATCACATTGTTGCCTTGAATGATTACATCATTGAATGTTTTGTCACGCAGGTAGCGTTCAAAGTCCTTTTGGTAGCTTTTTTCTCTAGTTGCCACATAAACCTTGATATGTTGCGCCACACAATCCATTTCTTTGTCAGTTAGCTTGTGCCAATATTCTTTGGCTTTTTTCTTGCTTCCTTTTCGATTGTAGGCAACCCAACATTGCTCAAATAGTTCTTCTTTTTCTTTTTTGGTATTTTTTTCTTTTTCTTTAATTGTAATGCCAAATATAGTATTACAATCAATATTATTACTACTAGTATTATTACTAGTATTATTGGGTGCAATTTTTGCACTACCCCTGTCGAATTTTTGCACTAGTGGTGCAATTTTTGCACTACCCAATGAGTAATAACAAAACTTGATGTTGTTTCTTGTTTCTTCACGTTTTTTAATCAAACCATCATCAACAAGAGATTTCAATGTTGCTATAATGGTGTTTCTTGTCAAGTTAGTCCATTCGCATAGATAGTTAATACTGCCATTAAACTCGTGATTTCCGTCTTTACAAAAACCATGAATAATAGCATATATAATAAGCCGATTGCCACTTAAACCGAGTTTAGTGACCATCGGTGCTTGAATGACTATATAATCATCTTGCTTCATTGTTCTGGATAATCATTAGAATTAAATATAGATAATTGACTATTTTCTTGTGGCAAACCTAATATACAATCGCATATAAAGTTCCTTGCATAATCAGCAGAAATCATAGACCTCTCCTTATTACAAATACCATTTTGCCATGTTCCTCTACTTTTTGCAAGTTGATGTTTTTTTTGTTTTTTATCAAATTGATATGTAAATAAGTTTGTTGGCTCACAATTAAAAAACCAATAGCCAGTAGGTTTAACAAAATAATCTCCACGCAACATTCTATTATTATCTCTTATTGACGGAGGTTTTATAAAATAATTATTCAAAAAACTTCCTGTAATTGGGTTTTCAAAAATCAAACGAAATTTACGTTTTAAGCAAACCCTTACCATTTTTGTCAATGTGATGAGATATTCATTTCTTCTTTTTTGCCTCTCGATTATTTTATCACACGCTTCCCATTGCTCTAGTGACCTATAATTTGTATAATTCAAACTATGTGCATATTGCGACATTTGACAAAAATATATACAAGGGAAAAATGCAAATATAAGGTCATTGCTAGTTATTTTATCAAAAACGCTAGGCTTATCATCATAGGCATCATTAATTGCTTTGAATAAGTCTTCAATATAGTCTGTTTGTCCAAAGTCATTTTTAATATCATAGTCTTCCGCATTGATACCTAACTTAATGAACTCGTTTTTGAATGTCCCACTCTGTTCAAAAAAGCAATAAACTTTGCCTCTTATTTCCATGTTAAAAATAATTAATTATTCTCTTTGTTGGTCTATGAGTTTATAAAATTCCGCCTTAACATTATTGTCAGACTTAAATATTCCCGATAGATGTGAAACGGTCATTTTTCCATTACTCTTCACACCCCTCATTGTTTTGCATAAATGCGTTCCACGTAAAACAATAGCCATGCCTTGAACATTGCCATCAAGAGCATCGGTAAGCATTTTGATAATATCAAGAGCTAATCTTTCCTGTAATTGAAGTCTTGCTGCGCAATACCCAACAACTCTAGCAATTTTTGAAATTCCTAAAATTCTTCCATCTTCATTTGGTATATATGCAAAATAATATTTACCAAAAAAAGGCATCATGTGGTGTTCACACATAGAATAATAATCACCTGTATCGAAAACAATATCAGTAGACCTCATATCGTTTTCAAATGTTGTTATTTTTGGTGCTTGATTTGGGTCATAACCACGAAAGATTTCACTCCACATACGAATAATTCTGTCTGGAGTTCCCAATAAGCCTTCTCTTTCTGGGTTTTCCCCAATATGCAATAATATTGTTTTTATCGCACATTCAATATCTTTTGTGTTTGTAACGATAGTCTCCATTTTGGATTTTTTTTAATAAATTCTACACATTGTTTAATAATCTCTTTGTTTCTTTTATTATCCCCTGTATCACAAGGTTGAATATAATAATAATCGGCCTGTATGCCAAAGTTTGATATTTGATGAATACCGTCATATACAACTTTAACTTCGTTTGCGTGTTTGATAACAGGATGCCCGATTTCCCCAACATATCCTTGTTTTGGAGATACTGTAACCCAATCTATATTACTTAATACAGGTCGCGTTCCATTTGTTTCTATGGCAACGTATTTTCTTATTGCGTGTAATTTATCAATAAGTGTTTTTGTTAGTTGTATTGTTGGTTCACCACCTGTAATCACAACAAGTTCTGCGGGATTTTCTGATACAACATTTATTATCTCATCTTCAGGCATAATAATCCAATCTTTATGGTTTGTGTCGCAAAAAGAACACTTTAGATTACACCCAGCAAATCGAATAAAAGTTGCTGCAGTTCCGGAATAATATCCCTCCCCTTGTATTGAGTAAAAAATCTCGTTTACTTTCATAACTAACTCTGTTCGTAAATCGCAATATTACCATCACTCTCCTGAACGCTGCATTTGTAACACTCGTGTATTTGCTGTGTTACCCATTTTGCAATATTTTCTGCGGTAGGATTAAACTCAACAACATCGTTAAGTAATTTATGGTCGAGTTTGTCGTGTATCATTTTTTTAATAATTGTAAAATCAACAACCATACCATTTTTGTTGAGTTTTTCAGACTTGCAATATACTGTAACTATCCAGTTATGCCCATGAAGATTACTGCATTTGCTATTGTAATCAAGAGTCAACATATGAGCTCCTGCAATTTCTAATTTTTTTATAACGTAATACATAATGAATATTTTTATTGTTCATATTTTGTTTTATCATCAATTCCGGCCTCAATCATTGCTTGTTTTCTTTCAACACAGGTTCCGCATTGCCCACAATGATTTTCTCCTCCCTTATAGCACGAATATGTCATTGAGTAGTCAATCCCAAGTTTTTTACCTATCCTAGCAATATCTGCTTTACTGATGCCAGTATAAGGTGCTGAAATATTGACATTGTTATATGTGCCATAAGCCATCGCTTCGTTCATTGACTCTATAAAAGTTGCCCTACAATCGGGATAAATGGCATGGTCTCCGAAATGGTTGGCGATGAGTACCTTTTTAAGCCCTTTGCTTTCAGCCAATCCACACGCTATTGATAACATAATACCATTACGAAATGGAACAACTGTTGATTTCATGTTTTCATCCGCATAATGCCCATTTGGTATAGCATCAGCACCTTCAAGTAATGAAGATTTGAAATAATCACCGATAAAGGTTAAAGGAATTACAATGTGCGGAATACCAAGTTTTTTACAATGAATTTTTGCAAATTCTATCTCCCTTTTATTGTGGTTACTGCCATAGTCAAATGTAACCGCTAAAGATATCTCGAATTGTTTATCATATAGTAGAGTTACGCTATCCATACCTCCACTAACTATTATTATAGAATCTTTCATATTTTTTTATTTGTCGCTTTCTATTGTAACACTCCAATCAGTTAAATCTTGATTATCCTCCAAAAAAACAGTTACTTTTAAGTAACTAGGCTCAATTGTTTTTATTATTTCATCATAAACATTAATAGCTATATCTTCTATTAAATCATAGAATTGCTTATCAAAAAATTTACGATATTCTATAATATCAAGAACCTTATTATTTGGAATATACTCTATTGCTACATTACAATACTCTTTTTGGCCTGTAACTTTGCAATAATTCACAAATGGCTTTATTTTTTCAAAGCGTATTTTTATTTTTTTTGATGAGTTAAAATTTATGGCTTTCATTTTATGTTGTAATTAGAATTTGTTTTCCATATTCTCTATAGTCTTGGTTGCCACACCAAATTTCGTACAGTCGTTTATACATTTCGCAGCTAACTATACTCGCGTTTGTTATCCTTGCGCTTTGGTATTGTTCTATTGACTCCCATAAGTCGTTCCCAACCATAGCCTTTACTTTATTTGTGTCCAGCCATTCGATTCGATGTCCGCTTGTGGTTAGCTCTCCAAATTGCATAGGCTTCTGCCAAGTAACGCTGTCGCTACTTGTGCATAAATGTGCGCATTGTTGTAATACACTTTGTTTTGTGCAACCAAGTAGGTGTATATCAATAGTTGGTTTTTTTTCTTTGATATATTTTACTAGAGGTAATGTGTAAAGGTTGTTTTTTGTCACACCACTACCTATAGCAAGATAATCGCTATACTCTATAAGCCTATCCAAACCATATTTATGGTCTTCTATATGATATACATTGATTATCCTATTATTAGGAAGCTCCTCGGCCATCCTTTTTCTGAGTGCCCAAGTTTCTTCTACGCCAAGAACGGCTTGTGCATCAACCTCTACAACTGTCACATCTTGAGCATGGTCGTTTGTAAACCTTATTAATTCGTCATACCATTTATATACAAATTCTTTTGTTGCTTTGTCTTTATGTTTCCCAAATAGTAAACTATATAATCCACTATCTTGGATGGTATGTCGCATATTACAGTTAATATATTGAGGCATTTGCATATTTGCATCGGTCATCCATTTAAGAGGTATAATAGGCCACACCTTTTTCTTGAATATCCTTTCAGCAACAAAAGGGAATGCGGTATATAAACCATATTGAACACCTAATTGTGATGCAACAATACAATAATTAGGTTTTTCAACACCAGCAAAATGAACTTTTAGATTTTGTGGTAAATGTAATTGTTCCATGTCAGTCGAATATAGAAAGTTGCCTAGGCTCAATAAAATCTTCTGATTTTTTAACTTGAACTACATTTTGATGTTCCTGGTCAAATAAATCCTCAAGATTTAATGGTTTAACAACACACTCAAACCCTCCCCATTGTCTAGGGTCAAAATTTGGATTAGTTTCCATATCGGATAGAATGTTGTCACAATTCCATGATAAGTTTTTTGATTGGGATAGATTATCAACAAGTGCTATCTCTTTCCCTTTTGTATCATTTATGGAAACATCTATTCTTCTTATGCATATTAAAACATCGCCACAAGTATCTATTGTAACAACTTTAATCCCTAGCTTTTTTGCAGCTAAAAACACATCGTTCCCACAGAGGATATTACCATCTCTGTCCGATACAATTGAGCGGGCGCATCCGAGTTTTTTTAAGGAGTGTTGGATGAGTCCATTACCATAACTCGTCCCGTCATTATATCTATTTTCGTTTTTTTTAATGCTCATATATGTTTTCTATTTATGTTTTCTTAAAAACCAAAGTGATAGTGTACTGTAGTGCGAGTACAAATACACTATACACTTTGGATAAGAGCGTTCAATTAAAAGATGAGGAGCTATTAGGTTCTCGCACAACCTTGTGGATTTAACTTAGAACGGTGGTTGTTCTGAAGAAGGGCTAGGCATTGGTGCGGGTGCTGGAGAATAACCACCATATTGTGGTTGTGGTGCTTGCGGGTGGTAAGGCGCAGGATTCACTTGTTGATGTTGTGCTACATTTGCTTCGTTTTCCCTTGTCGCTTTCCACGCATTAATTGACGTGAAATACTTGCCGTTGTATTGTCTGCTTTCGATGTCGAAACTTACTGTGTAAATTCCGCCAAGTTGAATATTCATTTGAGCATACTTGTCTTGCCCAAGTGTTTGAAAGTAGATAACACGAGGATAATCCCCAAAAGTAGTACCAACGAAAGAATACCTTGTGTAAGTTGTTGCTCCGTCTTTACCTAAGAAACTTTGCGGTTCAAGGATTTCGGTAATTTTTACTTGTACTTCCATTTTCTTTGTTTTGTTGTTTGTTGAGTTTGTAATGTTGATATTTCCTGCAAAGATACAACACTCGTTGCAATATTGCAAGTTAATTTTTTCTAAATTTATCGGCTTAAATAAATCGTTTTTAAGCGCATTTTTGTTGCTAGCTTAGTAGTTATACCCTTTAACCATAAAAGCGGCTTAAAAGTGCCTTAAAATGCTAAATTTAGTGTTTTATTGTGTTCCTTATACCCATAACAATCAAAAATAGGCAAATCACGATATTTGCTACTGAAACAAAATAGTAAACATTGTAATTTGCCAATTCATGTGATTGAAAATAGGATTTTTCAAAGAGTTGTAACGCTAGGTAAACAATTGCAAGTTTGTTGAATATGCAGGTGCGTATGGCGATTGACAATATTACCAAAAATGCGACAAATTGGATATTGTACTCAAACCATTGCCCAAGAAACCAAGAAATCGGCTTATTAAGCATTATGCCATCTGCGCAAATCACAAAATCTTCGCAATATAGCGATTTTATATTCTCAAAGTAAGAAATAGCTACAACTGCGCAAATCAAGAACGGCATTAGCTTACCGAACTCAATCAACGTGATGCGCATTCGGTGAGATAGTCCGTTCTTGATTGCTTTCATTTTCGCTTTTTCTTTATCGTTACTTTGAAATTTGCACCAGCATCGGAAGGTGGTCTGCTTTTGACTTTTTTCAAGCTATCGTTGCTTGTGGTGTCATTCTTTTGCCTCAACTGCACAGATTGCTTAACCTTTACCTTGCCTTTCGCTTTGCGTGTCTTGCGTTTTCTCCTCTTTATAGCCATCCTATTAATCAAAAAAGACTTTCTTCGGCATCCTTGCAAGCCTTTTCAAATTCAGCTTTCAATTCATCCAGTTTTTGTCTAACTTCATCACTTATGCGTGGGCAACCATTCAACCAAGACCTAAAATTAGGTATATTTTGGTTGTATTGTTCTGCCCAAATGCAATACTCGTTCCATTGGTCGAAATATGCGAAATTCACATCTTCGTTAACAATGATGCGTATCGTGTCATAGTCTAGTGCGTAATTATCGCCATAGCACCACAACCCGCCAATTTCATCACTGACCCAAAAGCCATAGCTTTCCTCAAGATGCCATTTTTTGCATAACATCTTGACGTAGCCATTGGCGGTTAATTCGAAGTTCTTTTTTAGTGTTTCGACCTTGTTATCCATTTCTTTAGTTTTCTTCTTTTTTGCCATTTCGAGCGTACCATTCATCATAATCCGTTGGTTTCTCGATAAGTCGCCCATTCATCTTACCTCTTGAAAATGTATGTACTGGTAAAACACCAGAACTAATCAAGTGATAGACGTGAGCGGTTGTTTTGCCTATATATTCGGCATATTGGCTTACTGTTATGTAATTCTCTACTGAATTAGTCATATATTTTAGTCAGTTTCTTTGTTTTGTTGTTTTATAGCGTCTTTTTTCAAGATTTCTTCATTTTCCATTGATTGAATTGCTTCAATGTTTTCTTGCATTACTTGTTCGTCCGTTTTAGGCTTGAAAATAACCCTTTCGGTAATATCTTCGGAAAATTCACGGATTTTGGCAATGCACCCATCAATGAATTGCTTGTTTGTCAAGCCTTCTTTGTGTTCGTCAAGCAAAATGGCACTTTTGGCGATATTATACATATAATCCAAAAAGACCATAAATCCATAAACTTCGGTTTCACCAATAGAGAACAAAGGATTAAAAATGTTGTAAAACCACTCATCTACGAATGTAGCAGTAAGGTAATCAACATCATTTTCGCCTTTTTCTTTCAAAGTGTTCATCAGCTTGCCGTATGAAAAGAATTTGTAGCCATCTGTATCAGTAACGGTACAATCATTTTCTTCAGCAATTTCGATAAAACGCTTGATGTACAAATAAGGTCTGCTGACACCACTTGACGTGAAATTGGTAAACACATGGTCGTGGTAGCCAGTACCTACAACGGCACATTCATTGGTTAAGGTTAAACGAAGACCCTTGTCGCTGAAAAAGATTTCTTTCGTTTCTTTTGTCCTGTCAACGTGAACCACTGCACGTTCAATGCGCTTTTCCAGTTGCGCTTTTGTAGTCTTTTGGCCTTGAGGTTGTTTCATTGTTATTTCTTTCTCTTGTTGTTGATTTCTGAATAGATAACACTTAATCTCATCACAAGTGCATCGTGACCAGTAGGCACACGACCTTTGATGCGGTTGCGCTTGTTGTAGTCCTTAATGAAAGCTGCTGCCTCTTCATCATTTGTCACGTTGTCAAAGAAATACTCGTTTTTTGGTAATTCGTTGTTCGTTTCGACACCCTCGTTTTCTAATTCCTTTGCTTCTTCCAAAAGTCTTTTTGCGGCATCTTTGCTTTCATCATCCAAATCCATGTGTTCTACATCTTCATCCATGTATTCGGGAACGACAAAAATTTGCTTTATACCAACGAATTGCTCAAGCGTAAACACCTTGGTAACTCTTGGTTTTTCGTCTTTTTCACTATCAAACGTAACCACACCATAGCACTCGCGCCCGTCTGCCATTTCAATCACACCGACACCAACTTTGAAAGATTTAGTGCCATCCCACTCTTTTTTAGGTATTGCAGGCAATCCTAATGCCTTACAAACGAAATCCTCGTAATAAATCATAATAAACTAGCTTATATATTAAAAACTTTGCAAAGGTAGTGCTTTGTTTGCAATATTGCAAATAGATGATTTATTATTTTTCAACGAGAACAAAAAATGTTGGCGGCAATGATTCACATCAGACCGCCAACTAATGCTAAAAGATATGTAAACCAACAAAATTGTAAGAATGAAGAAATTAAGTACTATTTGTTTTCGTTTTCTTGAGTTTCTTCGTTTTCATCGTCAACGGAAAAATCCGCATCAATGAACCTATCGGCAACTTCTTGTGCGTGTTGTGCGGCAAGCAACATTTCGTCAGTATTGTCCGTATATTCATACTTTGTTACCGATTCTTTCATAACGCTTTGGTCTGCGATGATTGCGTCTTGCAACTCAACGGAAAGCGGAGCGTTCTTTGAAAGATTCAGCTTAATTACGGTTTTTAGTGCCATAGTAAGGAAATTCAAAGTCCAAGGACTGTTTCTGCGCACATATTCGTTGTTTGAACGATATGACTGTGAATAGCGTTTTGCGTGGCTTTCCATTTCTTCCGCAGACATAAAGAATGTTGATTCTGCGCCATTCAAAAGACGGAAATAGCTTGCGTAACCGATAGTGGGCAATTCTGCACGTTTCTTTTCATCTTCGATAAAACGGAACACACACTCGCCAGTAAGTCTGTTTCTGCTTACCAATTCGCCTTGTTTGATGTCGGTTGCATTGGGGATTGTCGCAAATTGGTTTGTGCGCAAAGCGAGTTGCTTGTAGCCTTTTGCACCGATTTGGAATTGAGCGACAGTTACTTTGTTCTTGTTATCCTTATAAGGGATAACGTAAGCAAAGCCGAGTGCGTTATCAAGCGGTAGGTCGAGTGCGGTTGCTTTCATTGCAGCAAACATAACAGTGTACGGCTCACACGCTTGCAAATTTACGTTGTTTGCGACCAATGCGGTTAGGTTGTTAACGAAAGAAGCTTTTCTTTCGCCCAAAACGCTTTCCAAATACTCTTGTGTCTTACTGTTTGTGATTGCACGATTAAATTTTTGCAATCCAGTTTCTTGCTTTTGTTCTGCCATGATTTTCTCTTTTTTTAGTCGTTGTTATTTTGTTCTTTTTGCGGCTTGACTTTGATAGAAAGGAAGCCTTTTCTTTTTGTTTCTTTTTTGTATTTTGCTTTGATTCTCTTTGCTATCGTTGGGTGCTCTGCGGCAAAATCATCCATGTAAGCCTTTGCATCAAACGAAACAGTTGTTGTGGGTAATACTACCGAAAAAGTATAGTCTTGACCAGAAACGCTCTTGATGCCTTTTTCTACCATGAACTCGTATAGCTTTTGTTTGAATTGCTCTACCCTTTTTTCCTGTTGTTTGATGTTGCGCATCACTTCAGCGATTTGCAGGAATTGTCCTTGTATTTTTTCGGGCAAGTATTGTGCTTGGACTATATCGTTCTCAGAATAAAAATCAAATGTTTCCAAGAACTCGTTAACCAAATCCATAGCGTTGTTCATATCGAACAATTTGCTATTGAACCTGACTTCTTGAATTGTAAGCCTTGTTTCGTCAAACGTAAAAGGTTGTTCCAAGTCAATCCCTTCGGTATTGTAGTGTGCAAGATATACTTTACACCTCCATTTCTTGCCCAACTTTAAGCATTTCTCACGACCGAATAGCGTGTGGTGATACAATTGCGCACGATATTCATTCCGCACTTCTTGTGTTGTGTACTTGCTTGCCTTGACTTCCCAAATATAGATTGTTTGGTTTTTATCGTCTTGAAATGCGACATCAACGTGGTCAATACACTTCACGTTTTTGCGTGAATACTTTTCGCTTACCCAACACGGATTACTTTGGTAGTGTTCTTCATCTCCTTTTGAAATCAATTCAAAAACGCATTGTTCTACATAATCTCCATATTCCATTGCTCGATTGGTCATGTTTTCTTGATGCACCAAACCTTTGCAAATGGCAAGACGCTTGTACGCAGACGTTGGTATTGCGCCAATTGTATCAATTTGTGCAAGCATTTTTGCATCACTTCCACCCAAGCACCCAACTCTTGTGCTAATCACATCTGCTTTGTGTGCATAGGTCATTTTCTCGTCTTGTTGATGTTTTTGTTCTTGTTCCATTTTAATTATGCGGTTTTAATAATTGATATATCTCGTGAAACGACATTGTTCTGTATTATTGTTTTGCCTCCTACTTCCGTCTTATGGCTTGTAAGTCTTGCTTGCACATAGACTTTATTGCCTTGAGTTAAACCAATACGTTCAATATAATCAAGTTGTATTTTCTCATACACAAAGACACGGATAAGTGTCAATGAATATGAGCGGTCTTGTGTATCGTGGAAATCCCTATTGTATGCGTCTATCTCAAGTATAAACGTACAATATTTGTTTCCGTTTTCTGCCGTGCCGAATTTTATCCTTTCTCCGACACGACCAACCAGTATCACAATGTTTGTATCTTTCATTGTTTTGTTGCTTAAAAAATTGAAAAACGGCTGACGGCTTTCTCAAGTGGTCAGCCGTAACTAACAATCTAAATTTTACAAATTATGATTACAAAATATTCGTATTATTAATACACATTGCAAAGTTACAAAACATTTTGCAATATAGCAAACAAATAAGGCAATTTATTTTCGCATCTTTGCCTTAAACTTGTAATGGTGGCAGGTTTCAGCTATATTTGATTGCATTGTTTCGATTCCGTCAAAACACGGAAAATCTGCGCAATTGTAGCAAATGCGTTTTGGCTTGTGTCCACGTCTTACTCCGTTTCTATAAGCATATAGCTTTACTGTTGCGGGAACGCAGTTGCATTTGTTAGCTATCACGTCAACAGGTAATCCTTGAGCATACAATTCAAGCAACAATTTTTTGTTAACATACTTTTGTGGCGAAATACCCATTTTGCGCCTTTCTAAGCGTTCTTTTTTCGCTATCCTATCCCCATATCGTTGGCGGTATTTTAATTGCGTTAAAAGCCGTTTATGATGCAAATTTGGGTCGTTCATCACTTGCTTGTGCCGTTCTTTTTGGTAGGCCAATTTACAAGCCTTACATTGTGAAGAAAAGCCGTCGCCCTTATTACCATTTCGGTAAAACTCGGACAACGGCTTAACAATTCCGCACTTAGTGCAACATTTTTCACTATCCACTATTTGTTTCTTTCTGTTGAAATTTACTGCAATAGCCTAGTCTTTTGGCACTGTAGTAATATTGCCTTCCACGTTCACCAACCACGTCACTTATATAAATTCTTTTCGGTCTTAGTGTGCAGACCATAACTGGTGTTTTTTGTTTGGTGTTTGTGTAGCCGAAGTCATAAAATTCACAATCAGCGCAATGATTCATCATAGTTATTACATAGCCAAACGGAAACCTATGCTGTCTAACTTATAGGTCGGTGTCGCAGGGTAGCGATAACCGCAACGGCAATTCTTTGCCGCATCGCCAAAACCTCCGTTTCGGTAAGTTCTGTAGGTTCCAGTAACATTACCTTGAGGGTCGGTTTGTTGTTCAGATGGATATGCGGCATAGTAGTCACTTACCCATTCGGAAACATTTCCAGACATATCATACAATCCCAATTCGTTGGCTTTTTTCTGCGCAACGGCTTTTGTCGTTCCACCGCTATTGGATGTGTACCAAGCGACTTCCTTAGGTGTATTGCTACCCGCAAAAATAGTGCCTTTACTCTTGTTGCCGCCACGGGATGCAAATTCCCACTCTGCCTCGGTAGGCAAGCGGAATGTTTCGCCAGTCAACTCGTTCAACTTTTCAATGAAAGATTGACAATCATTCCAAGACACTCTTTCTACTGGGTTGTTCGCATTACCCTTGAACTTACTCGGGTTATTACCCATAATTGCTTCCCATAAGGCTTGCGTGACTTGCGTTTCACAAATCCAAAATGGCTTAGTGATATGTACAACGTGTTGAGGTCTTTCGTTAGTACCAGAGCCAGTTTCGGTTGGAGGTGTACCCATCGTGAAAGTACCTCCATCAATTTTTCGCATCTTGAATGTCACGTCTTTGACAGTAAACACCTCATCCTCATCATTAGGCTTTGGATTAAGCATTTCGTCAATCGTGTCAACCAAATCATTGATGTCAACATTGCCATCATCGTTTGCATCAAACCGAGGGTCTTTGTTCCCTTGAAGCAAAGCATCGCTAATTTCGTTGGCATCTTTCATGTTGACAGTGCCATCTCCATTAACATCATACTTGTTGTTATTCATAGTCGTTATTGTGTTGAAAATGAAAAAAGTTGTCAGCTAGTTCCTAACCATCATACCCTACTTATGAGGGCTTAACCAGTTGGCGGCTTGGCTGAATGTTCCATCATGCTTATGAAAAAACTTCCATCTTATGGGCTTCCCCATTTTTTGTTTGGTGACGAGGTTGGAGTTGAACCAACGATGAATGCTGGTCGGTGTGAAAACCGACAATGGCATTTTACCCATTTTGGCTATCTCGTCATTTTTTTTAAAACCCTGTCATGCATCACTGCGGAACAGGGTGCAAGAATTCATTAGTCACTTTTTTAATAGTCAAACATTCAATCCTTTAAACACTAATTAACTAATATCCATTCATCTTATGAAAAACTTTTACCGAGTCGGAGATGATGGACTCGAACCACCAACCCCTTGCAAATCATAGCAAGTGCTCTTTCCAAGCGAGCTAACCTCCGATTTGTCCCCTTTTTTATGCCTCACGGCACATTAGGGAACTTGTATTAAAGAAAATCAATGCTGATTTTTATTCGGCACACCTTAGCATCCATCTTGCTGTTAAACAGGGTGAGAGTATTGCTAATTGTGTACTAGTCTTACGGACACGTCCGTAGGGGTCTTCCGTGTGTCGCTCACACTCCCTTAGTTAACCCAAACTAACTCTGCGTTTATTTAAATGTCCGCAACTCGACATCTTTGCTTTTAGAAACCTTGCGTGTTTCACAACAAGCAAGGAAAATATTCATTCATAAACAATGTAAATAAAAGAGCCTACAGTTTTTAAGGTTTGCTTTACTTATATACTTTACTAATTATGGCAAATAGTATCTTGTGACTGCTGAGGGACTCGAACCCTTACCAAGTGATTATCCAATTATATATTAACTAAAAAAATCTATCAACGCTTATGAAAAAAATCTGAGACACCTTGAAGCTACTTTCCGTGAATGGATATTTTCCAATGACGCACCATTCACCATGCGTCCAGCAGTCGTGTTATAAATAAAAATGGCGGGCGGCTTTCTCAAGTGACCCGCCATCCAACTTTTTATAAACAATCTAAAACTCCAATTCATGTTGTGTTCAGGCACGTTTCCTATATCAAATCACAAATGGATAGAATTTTCAGCAATAAGTGTCAATATGTCAAAGAGCGTACCGATAGAATCGCACAACAAAGGTAATACCAATATTGCAATATTGCAAATTTATTGTGCGATTTTTTTTGAAAAAGTTTTATTATCGTTCAGATTTGGTCTTTACAGAACCCAAATACCAAGCCGTATGCTTACGTTGCCACTCTTCCTTATCACGTCTTTTCTTTGCATCTTCATCATCCAAATAGTTACCGCCTCCGTTGATGTGCAACGGAACAGTATAGTCTGGTTCAACCCTTTTTCTCTTGTTTCTTTCCATTTGCTTTATTGTTTTTATTAGATTTGTGTGTTTCAGTCCAACGTACACGATTGTCATTTATTTCATCGAATTTTCTATTTAATTCTTGACAAGTCCTATATTCCTTTCTTGCATCGTATTTCATCTTTCTATTGATGATTGGTTGTGCAATCGTTTCAAGTAAAGAGTTGGACTTATCCAATTTGTTCTCGATTTCACCGAATTGAACAACATCAAACTGGTGTGCATCCACTTGGTTTTTACAAGTGATGTTAAACCAATCCTTCATACCTTTGAAGCCTTGATATACGCACCAACATAGCCAAATCAAAGCTATTGCGATAACAATCAATGTGGTTAAAATGGCAGCTTCCATAATCATCACTTACTTACATAGGTTATTGTTGTTTTTTCGATGTATTCACCTGCCCCGCAAATCGCACCAATATCTTTCCATGATTGCATTTCGCTGAAAGACTGGTATGCGCCACGGATGCCGACAAAGCCATCCTCGCATTTATACACATCTACTGCGGTGCTATACCAACTATGTTCGTTTAATTCAAGACCGATGGCTACTTTTTCGACATTAGTTGGGATAACATCCTCTACTTCATAAAGGCTATAAAACTTGCCTCCGTTTACCAACTTAATCAATTCTTGTACTTTCATTGTTTGTTATTGTTTTTTAGTTGTTCGTTTTTTTTACTTCATTATAACACTTAATAAGATATGCGGTACAAAAGCAGATAACTGTTCCTGTTGCTGTATATGATATGTCAATCGTGCGATTAGCTATTATAGAATATAGCATATCAGCAATTTCCACATATCCATCTATAATACCTAATAGGTATAGGAATTTCTCCTCTTTTAGTGTCATTTGATATTGGTTGTGTCTTTGTCACATTCCATTTCCTCATCTAGCCACCTATCAATAGCAATAATAGCTTTGTTAGGTAATTCTCTTGCCGTTTTATTGCTTTTGATATATTCAACAGTATTACTGATACCATATATCATGTAACCCTGCTTTGTACTTGGTAAGAACGTGGCAATGATTAAACAAACAATACCTACACGAACAAACGGCTTTGAGATTTTAATTACCATGTTGTTGGTTCTCAAGCATTCCATGTCATAACTAGATGTGGTGTCTTCTTCAATACCTGCGTTCAAACAAACGCAGATAATCCAAGCTACAGCGGCCACAATGCCTAAGATAGAAAACACGATACTTACACCAATAATGCTGTCAAAAATCGAAATAAAATACAAATCAAATCCAATCATAGTTTTTAATATTTAGTGGTTAATAATTAAAGTTCAATCTCTTTATCTATGCCTCGCTCCCTCAGCAGGTGTTGCAGGGTGTGGACATATAACATCCCAGGTTTGTACGAAATTTGAATTGAAAATGCTCCGTGGCGATGTAAGTCAACTACTGTTTCTCGATAGTGAAACCCAATCCTAACGTGTGTATTACACTTATCTTCTGGAATAAAATAGGACTCACCATAGGTGTGAAACCCGTTCTTCACCAAGATTTCCTCGGTGATGGGAATTGGGGACAACTTATCAACGCCAATACCGCCAAAACCGCCTTTTTCGGAATAGCTAATACTTCCGTTGAAACCTATTGCATCAACACGCACAGGTCGCCTGTTCAGATACAAAAGGTCGCCAATCATTAACTCGCTCGTTTTCATAGCTGCACCTCCTTTTTAATGCCAACAAGCCGCAACAGGTGTTGCAACTCATGGACGTAATGGATAGAGACTGTTGCATCAAGGTCTCTTTCCATAAGGTCACTATTATGTTTGGTAATTCTAACATAATCAATCGTCCCTCCACAACCAAGTTGGACATAAATTTTGAAACCATCATCTGTTGTGGTTTCACAGTAATGCCATCTTGGGCTTCTATAGAACACGTTCTCCACCAAGATGTCCTCGGTGAGAGGAATAGGGTCGATGCGGTCAAGACCATCATCGCTACACCAGTAGATTTTGTAATCGGGGTCAAATACTCCAATCTCATCAGCGTGGATTGCTCCAACTTTGAGGTTGAGTCCGTTGACGCTCACCCAATCCCCGACCATTAAATCAGTCACTCTCATTGTTCGCCTCCTTTCTTGACTGGCGGTTGAGGGAGCGGCATCCAGTGGGTGATATCAAACGGATCTCCCCACATATCTGTCCACGTTTTGGCATCGAAGTTATATCGAAATTCTCCAGATGTCAATCCATCAGTAGCCCACACGCTGATAGACTGTTGCGTTTTACCATTTTCTTTCGGCAGTTCATCCTCCACGCTCACCCATGCGGGGTGGGAGTCTGCCCACTTTGCGCCGTCAATAAAGTGGATGCGCTCATCTGGATATTTATAGCGGGCAGCATCACGAATTTGTTGCAGTCGTTTCTCGTTGCTCATAATCAGTCCTCCTTGTTAGTTGTTTCACACGTTGGATTAAAAGGCGGTTGGAATGGACTTTCCACAATAGGGTGTGTAAGCCTATAAAATATCTCGCTTCTTTGTTCATCAGTCAATGCTCCCCAATTTATGTCTTGCGTCAGACAATTTTCTAGTCTTTTCAGCATTCCGATGATTGAGGTGATGTCGCAAGCCCAGGCGTTTTCAAGATTGTCAGCCTTTTGCCTTAGATGTTTTGCCCAAGGAATAAATCCGTCAATCTTGGCATTAGTCTTACCGACCTCTACCTTGATGCCATACAATTGGCTGACCACATTGTCAAAGTGCGACCAAGTTGACTTGTGCTGTTCTGCGATGTGGTCAAGTTTCTTGCCTACTACAAGCAGACCTAATGCAAGGATAATCTCAACGGCAATAACCGCTAATAATATTAATGTTTCAAATGTTGCCATAATCAGTCCTCCTTGATTTTTATGGTGTCACCAAGTGATTTGCCCTTATAATGCTTATTGAACCACTCGCTTTCACCTATGCGTTTGTATCGTTCTTTATAGTCCATAATCACTCAATCATTAGCCCTTTTCTTAGCTCAAAATCAAAACAAACCAACTTACAAGCCGTTTCAGGACTCATGCTTTGTGCTGTTTCACAAGTATCTTCATCATATTTGTCGCAGATAAGACAACACTTCCTTACAAGACAATCCTTGCGCCTTAATCGGTTTTCTTGTATTCTTGGTGTAGTGTGTCTTTGGTTAATCTTATTTAAGCCAAGACTATCTGCCCACCTTGAAACTGTACGCACACTGATATTCAGTTGTCTTGCGCATTCATCAATAGTACATTGCTCATAGTTGGCAAGCATCCAATCTATGTCCTCTTGCCGCATTGTTCTAACTCTGCCCATATCAACAATCAATTATTACTTTACACGAAAGGTCAACTATGTATTGGCTTAAATACTCAAGTGCATCTTTTCTATCCAACGCAGACCTGCATATTTCCCACTTTTTGAATAGCGGAAATACACCTACCTTGTGGTATATGTCATACACTAATGGCTCTGTACCTTCTTGGTATTGCCCTCTTGCAAATCGTCTTACTACTTTAATTTTCATAGTCATTCCTCCATTCTCTTAAAAATTTTATCAACTAAACTTTCAGTTGTCACACCATCATCAAATTCAGCAACATTAAAGTCGAGTTCAAAACCAAGTACCTCACCTAATCTTTTCTTGGCATACTGGTAGCCGTGTTCTGCACCTTGATAATGAGCCTCTCCTATCTCTTTGAGGGTATAAGGGTCATTAACACCAAAGGACTTGCGCCCCTCAACATACTTGTCTGATTGTGTATTGAAATCTTCTTGTCTGCTCATATCAAAACAAGTTTTTAGTCTAAATCGTAAATGTCCTCGTTTGGCAAAATCATGATGCCAAAGAATCTGAATGGATAAGAATTAACACGTTGAAACCATACTGTCTTGGTATCATCGAGCCAATGTTGAAACCTAAACCGTTTTATGGCTTTCCCGTAGTATATCTTGAAGAACCAAGACTTCTTGCCGAAACAAATACACGGCCATCCCATTGACCATGCAAATCCGTACATTTTCATATCAAATCAAGTTTTTAAGTACATACCATAAACCTGCTTCATAGCAACCTTCTTTTGTGCTTGTGTCACCTTTGTAAGCATACTTTATATCATTACTGTTTAACACTTTGCCATTGAATACACTAGACCAAGATTCAAGTTCAGTGACTCTAATCCACCACGAACCATCATCAGGAGTTACCGATATATCAATTTTATGCTCTTCCCTCAACCAACGGCAAGCAACTGCTTGTGTTGGACAAGGTAGAGGATGAAGTTCTGCATTTAGTGACAAATACCTTTTGCCATCATCATTATAATACGCAATGCAATCTCCCCTAAACCCCTTTTCTCTAAGGAGTTTGGCTGTTCCAAATTTTACATATTCATCTTTCATAAATGATAAATTCCTCTATTTATAAGATTATTCATTTCCCTCTCAAAGTATTGGCATTGATTAAGAGTAACATTAGCAACCCAAGTATCAATATACTTATAATACTTAGGATGCCAATTTACTCTACATCGCCATTGAAGATATGTTTGTAAAACTTTGCTCATAGTTCTTACCTGATTATGTTTTCGATGATATACCAATATGCAATACCTTGAAGGATGTTACAAAAAACACCACCAAGAATTTTTACCCATTAGTTTTGCTTACTTGAACAAAGCAACCAGTTTTGCTTTTTCATCATCAGTCAACTCTTTCGGGAAATGAAATGCACTTACCTTGCGCACTTTCTTCCCGTCACAAACCACGTTAACCTCACTACTGTTGCCATGAATAGGAACTACCTCATAAACATGAAGTCCATCATTAAAAATCATCTTTTCCATAAACAAAAAATTTTAGTTTTATATATGTTAATTAAATATAGCTTATTTCGCATTTTAAGCACGTCTAAAAGCGTTTTATTTGTTAGGTAATATAACTATATACCCGCACAAAAATAAACGCTTAAAACGGCTTAATTTAAGCCTAAATTTTCTTGGTTACACTTCTGCCGATACATTTCAATAGCCTCTTGTATAACCTCCAAATACCTTTCATCTTTCGCTATCGCATAGTATAGCGAGAAAATGATGTTGTCATACTGACCATTCGCAGTTGTCAATGTGGCCACATCATCCTTGCTGCCGCAATCACAGTCTATTGCAAACAAAACAATGCTCTTGTTTGCAAAGTCACAATCAATAAACCTTTCATTCATCGTTTCAACGAAAAGTTGAACTGTTTCCAGAAAATCTAGTTGCTTTCTTTCTTCTTTTTCATTTGCCATTTATTTGTTCTTCTTTTTGAATTGTTTATACTCACTACTTGGGTCATAGCCTAATTCCTCGTTGCACATCTTATCGCACAACTCGTTATAGTAATCGCCACTATGACCTTTTACCCAAGTCCACTCAAATTCAAGTTGCCGTTCACGTTTAATGCGCTCAAAGACATCAAACAGGTCTTTGTTAGCATTCCTCGCCCAACCGCCAAACAATGTGTTTAAGGCATATTGAGAATCGGAAACAATGCGAGCCTTGACCTTGCTTTCTTTGTTAGGCAAATTATAGATACCTGCAATGATAGCTTTCAGTTCGGCACGATTGTTTGTTTCATTCTCAATCTTATACGCACGGCATTTGATAACGACACCATGACTGTCGAGAATAACATAGGCAAATGCACCCTCGTTATTCTTTCGTGAATATGCGCCATCGGTGTAAATCAAATATTCTTCCATCAAATCGCAAAAATCATTTTCTACAATCTAATATATTACCAGCAATGAATGTTGGGCGAGTGGCTTGATTGTTTCCTTATTGTATAGCTATTATTATTAATAATACACTCACATAAGGTATAACTATTAGCCTTCACAATATAAAGGTTGTTTTGTGTTGCAAAGGTATAACCTTCTACGTTTCTATGATTGATTTTTGGCGCAAAAATTTGAGTCACGTTTTTATGTTTTTCGAGCCATCCGTTTTTTACGGCAAAGGCAATCACGTTGAAAGCCGTTCTGATGCTAACCCCCAACTCTTTCGCAAACCTTTTGTAACTGATGCCCCATTCCGCATAATCGGCACAATCGTTACTCAAGCACCCACTACAAACAAGACGTTTCACTTCTTCCTTTGCGACCTTATATTCACTAAGTGTGCTAGGGTTGCGAGAAATCTGAATCGTGCGTTTGATATGTTCCTTTTTCACTTGTATCGAGATTGCGATGTAGGCTTGTATTGAGCGCATGGCATTTTGTAGGCAGTCAATCTTAAACTCTGATATATTGATGTTTCTGTTCTTTGTCTTCGATTCCAATGCCTTAAACACCATGTGCTGATTTTTCTTGCCACAAATCATGACAAGACCCATACGCTTCATTATTGGCATATACTTCCGTATTGTTGCAGATGAAATGCCAGTAAGTTCGGTTATTTTCTTTATTGTGTAATCACGGATTGTTTGAGTGCGGTCAAGACGTGACTTGACGAGAATGGCAATAGCCAACGCTTTTTGAAGCTTTGGCTTGCCTTTCACTTCGCCTAATATCCTACGTCTTAACTTCATATATGTTTTGTCGCATTAAAAAAATCGAGCCTTACACAAAAGTAAAACCCAACAACAAGGAGATGGCAAGTTGCTGGGTGTTCACTATCGGTAAGGCTCGTAGCCTTTACTTTTCGTAATGAAGTTATGTCCACGCATCAAGTCCATCTCACTTGTTGCATGGCACAAAATTACAACACTTTTTTTAATCCGCAATACGCTCGCACCGATTTTTTGATTTTTTAACTTTCTGCTTATTCATCCGCTACTTGAAATTTGGTCGATTTTAAGCCGTTTTAAGCCCTTATTTTTTGCTAGTGGTATAACCATATTACCCGCATAAAAAGTGCCGTCAAAACGGCTTAAAATGCCAAATTTAGGGCAATAAATAATATTGCGCTACCCGCTTATTATTAGGCAATATAATCATTTCCTTCAAGATGTCGTAGCCACGTTCACGAAGGTCGTGGATGCGTGAAGCCAGTCGCAAACAACCGAATTTCGCCAAAGCCTCGTAAGCGGTAATCTTATTACCCTCAAGCAACCATTCAAGGATTTGCCCGTTTTGCGAGTCGCTGCTCGTCTTGTTTGAATTGTTGTTTGTCATAACATTATAGAATTAAAAAGTAAAACAAGTTTAATCGCCAGTCAAGCCGATAGCACATCAGTTGAATTTACGAAATTGGTTCAATGTAAACTCCTTGCTTTTTTGCGTTTTCAACACTCATTGTTTTTGAATAGAACAAAAAGCCGTGTTCAAAAATAAGCACAAGCGAAACCTCTTTGTTTTCTACCAAGTGTCTTATTGCACCGACAAGCCTTGTATCTTTTTTATCACACTTGTCGTTGCCTTCGGCCTTTCTTATGCCAATTAACCGCCAGTACCAGTCCGAAAGCGAGCGTCCAGTTGAATTGCTAAGAAAAGACTTAGCCCGCCAAAGTGCTTCATATCGCATATCAAATCCATCAATTATCCAGTAATTGTTGTTTGCCATAATGTTAGTCCTCCATCTTTGAGATGTCAACCTTTGTGACCTTGACGTACTCCAATTCGCCCTTGTAGCCACGCCTGTATAATTCGGCCATCAAGTCCCTCGGTGTGCAAATCGCCAGCTTACTTTCTGCTTTTTCACGCAATTGACGTTTCAAATCCGCACATTCAATGCGCAACTGCTCAAGTTCTTGCTTGAGTTTATCGTTGTTTTTCTTGCGGTTGTAAGCACCTTGACGATGTGCCTCACCAACGCATTTCTTACACAGACCGATAACACCATAGCGACCTCGTGACATATCCTGCTCCTCAAAATATTCACCACAACGGTCACAAATGTAAAGACCTTCCTCGGTGCGACGCACCTCTTTTTTCTCCTTTGGATTTGCCATAATAAAAAAGTATTTAGTTAGTAAAACAAAGTTAGTTAATATCTGAATAATACAATACGGCTCTATTGACAATCTTTTGCCTTGTGGTTTCATCCAGTTGACAATACCACCAAAGGCTGCCATATCCGTTGTTGATTGTCTCAATCCATTTGTCGTAATACATCTTGCCGAGGCCACCAAAAAGAATCAAAGCCTCGTCCATAGACCATTTCTCGTTAAGGTAAAGCGCAAAGCACGTTACCTCATTGTTTTTCTTTCTTTTTGCCATTGCTATCGCATTGTTATCTCATTTAAAGACCCAATATCCGTAAACACAACGAGTGCCGTTGCGTGATGAGTCGTATGTGTCGTGCATCACTCCATTCACAACCGCAACAACGTGCTTACTCAAACTGCAAACCACATTGCCACGCATAGGAATCTCGTTGTCCGTAAGATGCGCTTTGCACCCTTTGCCGAACTTCATACAACTCACCCAACTCCCACCGAAGTGTTGCATCACACGCTTAACATCTTTTTGGTACACCCCGTTGCGTGGAGTGTACCCTACAAGATGCCTCGTTTCATCATACACTTGCTTGTAGTTACGACCAGTAGCAATAGCTATTGAGCGTACTACGCAATCGTTCACATTGGCGGCTTTGAAGTATTCCATTCTCCCGCCATCATCATAAACAAATTTCAACATTTTCTTCTTCTATTACTGTTGTACCATCATTGAATAATGCACGTTTTATAGAGTTGATTTGGTTGACGATTTTCATGCGGAGTTTTTCATCGCTTTCGGAAGATAAATTCCAAGTCTTGAATAATTCTCCGCTACCATCCAGTTCCTTGTAGTCACGCATCAACTGAATGATACGCAACCTGTTTTCTTTCCTCGTGTTGATTTGTCCCCAATCCCATTTGCGCTTATCTTCACTTGCGCAATGTTCGGGAAATACCGAGCGTAGGATTTTGAAGAAAGCCATCACTTCTTTGCTGGCCATGTATTTCCCGCTTTTGGTTCTGCCTTGCTTGTGACGTTCTTGCGATTTCAATGTGTCGCTTTTTGCGGCAACAGTAGCTTTCCACTTGTCACTGCTTGCACCAAGTTTCTCTCCCCTACGTTTCTTGGCATCCAACGCTGCCTTAGTTCGACTTGAAATCAATTCACGCTCGTATTGCGCAACTGATGCAAAGACACCCAAAAGAAGAGTGTTGATTGTTGGCATATCTGTAAAATGAATTTCTATGCCAGTATTTACTACCTTGAAACAGAACTCCACGTCGCGGGCGAGACGGTCGAGCTTCGCAACAACAAGGGCGCAATCATTTGTTCTACAATATTCAATTGCTGACAGCAATCCTTTGCGGTCACGATGAGTTCCGCTTTCAACATCTAGGAACTCTTGCATCATCGTGCCATCGTTTCTCGCAATAAAGTCGTTGCACATCTTACGTTGAGCGTCAATACCCAACCCTCGTGCGCCTTGCTTAGTTGTGCTGACACGCAAATAAGTTACAAATCGTTTCATGTTATTCTTCGTTTTTCTTGCGCCACAAATGTTCCCAATCATCATAACCGAGCATCTTTGCAACAGTGTCTGCATTGAATAAAAACAAATCGTTGATGTCGGTAGCACTCATCCCATCGGGATGCATTTCTTCAAGTTGCATTTCTATTGCATCTAGTTCTTCGTCGCTCAATGCAACTGCAACTTGTTTAGCGTAATCGTAAAAGTCGAAGTCACGCAGTTTGATTTCTTTGAATACTTTCATAAGCTGATGTTTTAGTGTTTTGGATTTTGTTAATTTACTTCATTCCCTTACCGCCCATGTTGGTCAATCCGCCAGACAGGATAAGGAAAATCACACCGATAATGATGATAATCTCCATTCTAAATTTACCTCCTTTCTTGTTATTTTGTTTTGTTGTTATTTTACCACGGAAGCAATCTTTCGATTTCTTCATTCGTCAAACCTCTTACCATAATTTTAGGTTCGCTATCTTTAGTTCTTTTCTTGTGTCTGTTTGTTTCCTCAACCAGTGCAGCAAGCATATAATCTTCCTCACTCGTTATCTTTACAGTATAAGTGACTTGACCGCTGGGAGTTGTTTCATTGATTTGGAAACACTGACCATCGAAATGTATTGTGTTAGTTCCAAGCAAAGTCTCATTTGCTTTGAGAAATTCAATGTATTGTTCTAATAACGAAGTAGGCATAATTTTAGCGTTTTAATTTTGCGGTTATTAGGTACGTTTTTAATTGCCAAAATTTCGTATTTTAAGCCCATCTAAGCGCATTAAATTATGCGGGTAATATAAGTATCACCCGCATAATAAAACGGCCTTAAAACGGCTTAAAACGGCTTATTTCTTTTTGTACTTATATTTGCGGAGGTCAAATAAAACCTCGCCATATATACTCTTCAATGCAACTGGGTCAAACGCAACATCTTTGTACTTCTTCATGGCCATCAACGACTTTGATATCAAATCGTATGAAGCCACTTTTGTGCCTCCCGATTCATAGCAAGCCTTAATCATTACACTCATGTCAACGTAAACATCAGTTGCGTTTATTTTCTTTTCTTTATCAGCAAACTTTGGCCAGTAACCACTAGCAACAGCAGGAAGAGCAAGATTACTCTTAGGCTTATTATTGGTCTTGTCTTCTTTCGGCTTTGCTTTACCGATTTTACTACTCGCAAGTTGTTTGTTGGATTTTTTGCTATACTTTGAAGTGGTGTGAGGATATATGTGCGTTGTGACATCAATATCATCATCAAAACTACGAGATGAACCTTTGCCATAGCCTCTGTTGTAACTAGGGTATGAGGTGTTATAACCAGTGTAACCAGTGTAACTCGAGTAAACGTAACGGCACTCATGCTTGTATTCGCCTTTGCAATTTTCGATGATATGCTCAACAAAAGCCAAGCAATTTAAAAGCTCGGATTTTATCGTGTATTCCCTATCGGTGTGAGGTTCATAGTAACCGCATGAAATGTTTACACAGGAAACGCTTAGGCCATTTTCTTTAAGCGTGAGGACATCAGTCATCATGCCGTTTTCTTTCTTATAGCCAAACAACTCATAGTCAGTGTCCTTGATGAAATCACTTCCACATAGTTCTGTGTTGCTTGCTATTGTGATTAGGTCTCCGCCTCCCCTGCGGTCACATTGTAGGACAAACCTAGAGTCAACAAAGAAACTCATGTCCGCATCGCTACTACCGACACAGCCTATTTCCTCGCCGACAAAAAATGCGACCTTTAACACATCGAATTTTTGCAGACATTTCAACCCGACCCAAATGCCGTTTTTATCGTCTGCGCCAAGACCTTCAAAACGCTTGTTTTTGCGTGACCAACCGAACAAAATATCATCCGTTTCCTCAACCCTAAAGTCGTTGCTGTGATTCCATTGAACTTGGTCTAGGTGAGCTACTATTGTCGGGTATAACGCTGCTTTACCTTTTGTGATATAAAGGTTGCCGAGCTTATCCATTTCGACCTCCACTTCGGGTAAGTGCGCATATAGCCAGTCTATGATAAACTCGACCATATCGCACTCTTTTCTACTCTTTGAATATATGCAATAAAGCTGTTTTAATAATTTCATTTCTTAATTCTCCTTTCTTTACCTATTTACATTGTTTGCTTCTGCTGCCACTTGTTGCATCAACTCCTCCATTGAGAAATCTACCTTGTACTCGCCATTGTTCATCTCAAGGAAATCGTCAACGAGGTTCTTTATTGGCATATTACCATCTTTGATGTTCTTCAGACGCATTGAGAAAGTGTTCGGCTTTCTCTTGTAGTTGCTCTTGAATACATCTCTTGCAGCATGAATTTGCGATTTCATGCATATAAACACAAACCCATCTTCGGTAATGTGTGCATTTTTTCCAATTCGTGCCTTGATGTAGTTGTAAGATGTCTGGCGCACAACTGGTCCTTCAAAGTTGAACGCTAGCACATTGATGATGTGGTCGCCTTCTTTTTCTACATACTGGTCACGCAAATTATCATAGAAACACTTTTCTCGTTGCCAAGCCCTTCTAGCATCACGACAACAAGAATTGCAACAATAATGTTTGCCGTTGAACTCGTAACTGAGTTTTGGGTACAATTTCGGGTCTGGCATATTTTCGCCACAGGCAGGACACTTGACAACCTCATCTTTATGCACTAACCAACCTCGTACAGTGCCAACGAAATCTTCCATATGATGTGAATCACATTGGATTTCCCTGCCTTTATAAAAAACCGACTTAACCCTTCGACACATCACGTTACCATGATACTCGTCAATCCTGCGGTTGTCACAAACATAAGGGTCAGTCGTGTTAAGCAAGTTCGTGTACATATCTCCAGGCTCGTAATTGTATGCAACGTGGTCAACCATGTCATAGAAGCGGAAACTGTCTTGATATGAAAGCACATGGTTACTATCGCAATCGAAAGCATCGTCTGAATCACAGCTTGGTTCTAGATTACACTCGATGCGGAATTTCTTATCATGCAATGAGTTTCCATCAACATCAACAAACGCTCGGTTGTTATGGCAATCTACACCGACCTGCTTGTAGCCATCAATCTCGTTAGCAGCAATCAAAGCATCAACCAAGCAACGCTTCAACAAATCACTGCATTCGCTTGAATATTGACGCTCGGCCAATCGCCAAACCTTACCATCCTCATCCTTTACTTCCGTAAAGATAACGCATCGTGCAATGATTCCTTCATCACTAACCAGTGAAGCGGCTTTAGCCTTAACACAATCGGAATAGAAGATGTGCTGACCATCATCCATCATGCATGAGTGAAAATCGCCACAAACGCAGTCGTTTGAATAGATGCTCTTGAAATCATCATTAACGACCAGCTTGTATTTCGGTCTTAGTCTTGAAACGTAGCTAGACCATTCTTCGTTAAATTGCTCACATAACCAAACGATTACTTGCTCTGGTAATGCCTGACCGATTTCGGTTTCAAGCAGCAAACGCTTGTAGAACTTGCCAGCACGACAACGATAGGTTTTGCCTTCACGATTCTTTTCATGGCTGACATACCTGACAAAACCAACGCTTCCGTCAGTTGGTATGCCCAAGTATTGGTCTGTTGCATACAATCCAGAATAATAGACAATATCACCCAACTCGACCCTGTGCGGGAACTTGATGCCATTGTCGTTCATCTCTTTCCGCATAATACGCAAGATTGTGCCTTTCATTTCAGACATTGTGCGGATTTTGAAGAACTTATGATACAGGTTGTGCTTCTTAGCAAATGCCCAAACTGATTTGGACTTATAAAATTCCAGTAGGATTTTGTTCTTGCGTGAACATACTCCATTACCATGTTCTGTGATGCCGAAGATTTCATTGAACTCTTCTGCATTTGAAAAACTTGTGATACGATACATAATTGGTGTCTCCTTTCTTTTTGATTGTTTGAAGTTTTATTTGTTGTTGTATTATTATTGTGTAATAAAAAAGCGATTTTAAGCCGTTCTAAAGCGTTATTTTTTGGCGGGTAATATGGTAGTACCACAACAATAAAAAACGTGCTTAAAACGTGCTTAAAATCGCAAATTTGGCACTATAAACTAGTGCCGTAACACTACTAATTTAATTATATATATTTAATTAAACTCATTGTTATGCGTCTCCTGCTGTACCCATCCCTTGTTCGTGAATGTAATACTTAGCCAAGTCATACAGTGTGGTGAGCGTTGAATCTTTGATTACCTTGTCGGGGTACTTCCTTTCCAAGTACCAAGCGACTCCATCTTTAGAGCAACTAGGATATTGACAAAGGAACTCGACTATATTGTCGTATATTTCAGCAATTAAATCATAATCATTCTCGTCAACGATTTCTCCTTCAGTGCCATCATCATCGCTATTTACCCATGTGTTGCCGTTCATGAAATCATCATCATCATCATTGTAGAGATATGAGTTCTTGCCGTAATAGGCAGCAGCGGCATAATAGTTATACTCGTGATGATATACATCAGTGCAGTTCTCAATGATGTACTCTACGAATGCCAAGCAATTCATCAAATCGGGAATAACTGTTATTTCTTCATCGGTGTGCGGTTGATAATAACCGCAACTGATATTGACCGCACTCACATCAAGCCCACGTTCTTTCAGCATCAGCACATCGGTCATTAGACCAGTAGCTTCCTTATATCCGAATTTACTTGGATATATTGCTTCAACAAAATCACTTCCGCAAATCTTAGTCCAACCGCACTCGGTAATCAAATCATGCGCACCCCTTCGGTCGCATTGCAACACAAATCGGGCATCACTAAAGAAACCCATGTCTGCTCCACCGCTACCAACGCAGCCGACTTCTTCACTAACGAATAGAGCTATTTTGATGTTGTCGTACTTCTCCAAGCATTTCAATGCGACCCAGATGCCATTCTTGTCATCTGCGCCTAAACCTTGTTGTGCTCGGCTTTTTGCGGAATATCCAAGAATGATGTCGCCAGCTTGCAATGCTTGAAAATCTCTAGAGTGGTCGTTTTGCACTTGGTCGAGATGAGCCACGACCACTGGATACGTTTCACTCTCTCCTTTGACAACGTAAATGTTTCCGCTTGAGTCATTCGACATCTTCGCTGTGGGAACATTCTCGGCTATCCATTTACGGACAAACCTTTTCAGTTTCTTTTCCCTACCACTCATTGAGTGGATTTCATACAATTTCTTTAGTAGTTCCATATCTTATTAGGCATTTTCTTCTTCGTACATACGGATTAACTCGTCACACACCGCATCTTGTTGTTGCGCCTCTTTATAGGCGCGAGTGTCAAGAATGAGGTTGTTGTAGTGGTGTAATACACCAGCCATGACATAAGCAGCAACTCGGTCATTGATAACTGACCGAATACACATTCCACCATCACCCTCGTCAAATGCGATGTAGTTCCCTAACATCTCAATCTTTGGAACATACGACTTGTCGAGGTCCGAAAAGAACCAATGCGCTTCCTTGTATTCCCTTTCGGCTTTTTCCATGCAATCTTCACAACAATAAGACTCGCCAGTCACATCGGAATAACAGCCATCTGTGTCGTAACAATCGTAATGCTCTGGATTAAGAAATTCATCCCCGCAGCGTTCACATTCAAGGATATCATCCTCGTGATACCAATTGCCATTAAAATATCTGAAATCATTATTGCCTTCTTCGAGCCAGTCTTCATCAATCTTGTATGTTTCTCCATTGACATATGCACGAACCACACGTCTGCAATAACGCTCGTTCCAATTATCCCATGCTTGACGTGAACCATAATAAGTCCCATCCGTCATGCAGAGGTAATCATCATCGTCAAAATCGTCGAAGATGTCGTTGTATGCTACCTTGTTCACAGGGTCGTAAAACTTGAATGAGTCTTGATAGGAACAGGTGTCACCGTATTTAAGGTTGCAACTGATGTGGAAACGCTTATTATGAAGCGAATTTCCTTCAAGGTCAATGAAAGCGGTGCTGTTTCCGCAATCTGCGCCTACTCGTTTGTAGGCATCAATCTCGCCCGCATTGATAAGTGCTGTAACGAGTAGTTGTTTTAATAGGTCGTTACCATCGGTTGCGTATTGCCGCTCACACAATCTCCACGTCTTGCCATCATCGTCTTTGGCATCGGTGAAGATAACGCACCGAGCAATAATCATATCCTTGTCCTTGTCAATAAGGTAGGCAGCTTTAGCGGAAACCGAGTCGGTATAAAAGTCCTCAAAGCCTCTGTTTGTCATGCACGACTCAAAGTCGCCATAACATTCACTTCCATCATAGATTCGCCAGAACTCATCGTTGATGTGCAACTCGTATTTGGGGATTTTAGAGTGGACATATACTTTCCACTCCTGTACGAGTTGCTCTATCATCCATGTGCGAACTTGTTCGGGAAGCAACTTACCGAAGCGATTGCATTCGATAAGATGCTTGAACATCTTACCAGATTTCATTTTGTAAATCTTCCCATTCTTCTTGTTGCGGTAGCGGATAAAGTTTCCGCTCTGCTCGGCAAAGTCGCCGACATCATCGAGGCAAATGCCATTAAGGTTGTCGGTCTCGTACTTGTTTGAATACCAACACAGGCCATTGAGGTTCATTACATAATTTAACTCGCCATTCCTCCATTGTTGTTTTCCGTTATTACGAATGAGGCGCATGATTTCGCTTTTCATCTCCATCATGTCGGTCAGGTTGACTAAATAGTAATAGTCATTCTCACGACACCATTTCCAAATTGCTGGCGATTGGATGAATTTCAACAAAATGCCGTTACGTCTGTTCTTTGCTCCGTTCCCATGTTCGACAATGCCGAAGATTTGTTGGAACTCTTGAGCGTTCTTAAAACTTTGAATTCTGTACATAATTAGTAGTGTTTTAGATTGTTATTTCTGTTTGCGATAATATTCTTCAAAATGCGCACCAATGAAAATAAGTGCGAGGATGCTGAAAAACGTGACCATAAAATAGCCACATAATAACTGTTCACCAGTAGGGTGTTGGTTGCTATGAATTGCGAGATAAAAATCAATCGCAATCAAGGCAGATGCGATACTAAGACCCATCCACCATGAGATAAACTTTTTCATAATCTGAAAATTTAATTGTTACTCAATTACGTCGCCCATAGTCACATTGTGAGGGAAATGGCAATGCAAGTGTTTTGCCGTTTCTTCATCAGTTGTGAAATGAGTGATGCGATACCCTGCTTTGCAAATGTAAGACATTGAGGCGGTTACTTTGTAGCCTTCATCCTTACAATAGCAAAGAAAATCTTGCAAGTTGTAAGTACTCGCATAATCGTGGAATTTAATTGTTCTCATAATTTGTTCCTTTCTTTTTTTAGATTGTTATTGAAAAATACTGTTGTAGTCATTCGTGCGCTCGCAACACGTCATTTGCCGCTAAGTTAGACCTGATGTTGAAAAAGAAGCATTGGCGGACTTGATTGCCCGCCAACACCTCATATTTCCTTTTCTTCTTTCTTATATCGTTTTAAGTCCTCATGTACACTTCACCATGCCCATGATTTCCCCTTCGCTTTAAGACGTTTCATATACTAAGCCAGAATTTCTTCGCTTATCCCGACTTCCGCGACCCTTACAACTGGTTCCTCGGGTTTCGGGGCGATAGCTCTGACGATTCAATCTTCTGGGTGCCTCATCCCCACCTTTTTTATAGTGGTGTTTCCCACTTCCCTCACAACGTACTCGGACAGCTTTCACGATAGCTTCGGACTACCAATCCAACTGTAAAACGTATTTATACGTCGCTTCCAATCCGAAACGCATACGGCCAAATCCGACAGTCGCTTGCCTTCATACAAGTTACCATATTTACGAGTACGTCTTTTCCTCGTAAATTGCAATATGCTTCGGTATCACAATAAGTGTCGCAGGACATTATCGTCTCCAAATCAACCGAAATACATATTACTGACGCACGGCTTATCGACCTCCATCTTCTTCCCATCAAAGTAGTAAGCGTTCGCTGCGACACGACCACATTACAACGGTCTTATGCCTCCATCTCGTATATGGTTTCAGGCACGTTTCGTTTTTGCTATATGCAGACTTGCATTACACGAATGCGCTACTGCTATAACAATGATGTCAAAGAACTCATTTCGTGACTGGCAATCGGCTGCCAATCGAGGCCTTGAAGCAGACCTATGGTACAATAACCACAGCGCAAAATTATATATAATGTTTTAATATACCAACAAAATTAACATTATTTATATATTATTATAAATTTTATACATTTTGCCCCGTATCACGATAATTTGTATAATTTTGTGTAAAACAATTAAATAATGTTAAATTGCTTGGTGTATTATAATATAATATGTAAATTTGCACCATGATATTAAAATGATATTTGATTCAATTACTTCAATTATAAACATTCTAAAATTCATTCAGTATGTGCAACACTTCGTATTATCAGCAGCAGCGCAAGTTCAATAGACTTGCAGAAATCACAGGACACAAGTACCTCAAACACGTTCAACTTTCACCAAGAAAGTTCGAGGTAACATTGGAGGTAAACGAACAAGGTATTCCTTCGTTTATGAAGAAGGGATTGACAGTAACTTATTACGTTTACTTCGGCGACACCGAAGTGACATTCAAACCTACAAAGGTGAAGTGTAATTGGTTCGTACTAGATTAACATTAATAACTCGCAAAACAATGGAAACAACTAACAACAATCAGAAACCCGCAACAAAACGACAACTCTGGGCATTGTACCTCGCATCAAAGAACGCTGGCGAGGCACATGATTATCGGAACGACAATCTCACGTTTGAACAAGCCGCACATCTCCTCAAACAACTCAACGAGAAGACTGGCTACACAAAGCAACCGACATCAAGACTAGAGTATAAACCCGCAGCAACCTCGGCAAAATCCAAGCAAGAACAACTCGAAGACAAAATCAAGAACGATTTCATTGAGTTCTTCAAGGATAAGTATCTCGACCGATATATCAAGAACTTGAGCGGTGTGCTTAATCAAGTTTCAGAGGTTTATTCTGCAGACGCACTCGGCAACGACCTCGGAGGGAAACGATACATTTTCTTCGGTAGCGGTTGCAGCGTTGCTTGGCTCAAATATCGCAAATGCAGAAAGTACGAAACAATCTATGACGTGACTCGCAAAGCATTGCACGAGGATTGCTTTAGAATGATTTGCGAGAAAGTCGGGAAGGATTTATGTGACAAACTCACACAACTTGGCTCACCACTCACCGCAATCCTTTATCAAGACTACTCGTTCAACCAACTCAGTATGCAGTGCTTAAAGGAGTTTCTGGAATTAAATGGTGCAAAGAACGTGCAAATTCAGGTTTGGTACGACTAACAGAATCTTTTATTGCTTTTAGCGGGAGTCATTTTTGGCTCCCGTTTTTTATGCCTCCACCCACAGGCCACCACAGGCACAGGGATGCACCCACAGGCCACCACAGGCGAGCAGCACAGGCACAAAAAAGCGACACACCGAAGTATGTCGCCTCCATAAGATGTTTTTTGTTATTACCAAACCAAGAACCCGCCTTCGCCTGTATAATCCTCAACTGTGGTGTATTCATATAACTCATCGTCTGGAGTTAATATTACTAACTCTGGCTCAGCTGGCTTCCCAACCTTCGCAGTTTCCAAACACCACTCCGCAACATCCATTGCGAGCTTCCCGAGCCCTTGAGCAGTAACATTCACGGTCGCCAACTTACTCGTTCCCCACTGAATCTTGAAATAAAACCTCAGTTCCATAATATATTCATTTTTGTTCTTCATAATTCTCTGAATTTTAGATTGTTAGTTATAAAATTGTTATCGGCTGCAAATTTAAGCATTATTTTTAATATAGCAAATTTTTTTTGATATTTTTTTGTGCTTTTGTTGTGCTGCAGAGCCTCCGGCCTGTGGTGGCCTGTGGGTGCATCCCTGTGCCTGTGGTGGCCTGTGGGTGCATCCCTGTGCCTGTGGTGGCCTGTGGTGCATCCCTGTGCCTGTGGTGGCCTGTGGGTGCATCCCTGTGCCTGTGGTGGCCTGTGGTGCATCCCTGTGCCTGTGGTGGCCTGTGGTGCATCCCTGTGCCTGTGGTGGCCTGTGGGTGCATCC